GTCGAACGACGAAATCCTTACCGACTTGGGGATTTCAACCGACGACAATACCAAAGCACATGGGGATGTTGGCGCGAAGATGAATCAGTTCAAGGGATTGAATCTGGCCGACTTCACTGACATGTTCAGCAAGATGGACGAAACGAACAACAAGACATTGGAGACAAATGGTTCGCTCAAGACACTTAGCGGGACTGCCGCCGAACCGTTGATGGCTCCAAATTACGATCAGAACAAGTTCAATGCGTTCAATCAGAACATCATGCACTCCATCGGGCTGTTAGTCGAGATGCGGAATCAGGCTGCAATGGCGGGAGTGGCTGCACAAAACGCACAGCCTGTTGCTGCTCCGGTACTGACTCAGCCAGTTGTCACACCTGCTCCGGCACCGACTCAGCCAGTTGTCACACCTGCTCCAGCACCGACACCAACTCCACCCACGAAGCCGACCACGTACACCAATCCGCCAAATCCGGTTACTGGTATCGGTACATACAATGATGGGCGTCAGGTCAATGCAAACAGGGCAGGGGCCGGGTTTGGCAACATGTTGGCAAGTGGGTTGATGATGGGCATCAATCCTGTTCTCGGTGCTGCCAGTATGATTGCGAGTGGGATTGCGGCATTCTTCCCACAGTCTCCTGCAAAGACGGGTCCGTTGACCAAGTTGCCTGAGATGGGTACGAAGGTTGCAAAACAGTTGGCGGTGGGCATCAGGTTGACAGCCGGACAGGTTGGTGTTGCTGCTCAGGAGATTGGTGATCTGGTTAAGGCGAAACTTGATGCTCAGGACTTCATCGCTGAACAGAAGAGCATCATGGCTGAGTATCAGACCTTCATCGAAGATATGTCCAATGATATCGGTGAGCGTCAGGAAGCCCTTAAGAGACTGAAGGAAGAGAAGTTGGCAATCGAACAGTTGCAGTCCACCTTGGATGCGAATGGCCCGTCTGTGTCGAAAGCAACTACGGCATTGAACAATACCATTGGCGGTGGACAGAAGGCTGTCAACGGGTACGTCATTGCTCCCGATGGTACGAAGATGCAGTTGGTTCGCCCGATTGATCTTCCGGCAGGTACGCCCATGTCGTACAAGTATACAAAGATTCCTGATGTGACCCAACAGGCAATCAGTCACAACCAGTTGATCAGACAGTTGCAGGGTGCATCGTCGCCGTCCAACAGTCAGATCAACAACTTCACGTTCAATGGATCGCAGAACAAGTCTGACCTGACACAGTTCGGGAAACGGCTTGTTCGCAAGATTAATAACGGAAGAGGAAACTTTGTTTCAATGGGGTAACAAAACATGCTGAGTATCGAGTTGAACATACCTGAGTTGCGGGGGTTGTATATCGAAGATTTTTACATTGAGATAGATATCTACAAGAATCTTCGGTGCAAACTCTTGGTCAAGTCTACCAATTATGAAGTTGGTGACATTGTATCGATTCTGAAGATGTACAGCAAGATTACCATCATTCTGAATGGTGTATATCTGCTCTACGTTACTCCCGGTAGCGCGCGTGTTGAAGATGAAGAGAGACTTGAGATCCAGTTCTTCGGACACATTGCAAACTTGTACAAAGAGTACGGCTACTACGCTCCAAACGGCAATGGTCTGGTTGACTTCACTATCATCGATCCGAACACCCAGCAAGCGGTTGGATGTTTCCCGATCATACTCCTGAATGACATTCTGAAGAATACCGACTTCAAGATTGCGTATGCTCCGTCAATTACTAATGATGGCAGGATTGATACAGACAACAGGATCTTCATTCGTGGAGAATGGTTGAACAAGGCTGAGTGGGTGTACGAGATTGCGAAGAACTGTTTCTTCTACGAATTCGTACAGACCGATTCGGCAAATGCTATCACTGGCAGTATTGTACCTGATTTCATCACTGCTCACCGTGACAATGCAAACAGTGGCGCACTCGTTGACTGTTGTAACGTAATGTTTGACGCAGCCGGTAACATTACCATTGGTGTTGCGGGTTGTCAGTACATCGGGAACAACTGTTGGAAGAAGTTGATTACGAACATCACTCCGTATGTTCTGTCACAGGATGACACGGTGTTCAACTTCGTGGAATTCGATAACGCTGTGGTACTTGGGAGCGAACCGGGCGACGATAGCAAGAAACGTACCTATCTTGCTAAACCTCTCACACTTGAGATGCACGAGGTTTTCGCCAACGACTTCAACCGTGAGAACTATGAGTTCACTGGTTTGTCAAAAGCCCAGGATGACTACGTTTGGCAGATTGTGGATGATCAGTACAATCAGTATCTTGAGTGCGAGATGTGGAGAAGTGGTAGCAAGAACTTCCGTGTGTACGACTTCGCCACTATAAAGAATCTTATCTGTAAGTTTGGCCCCATCAACACGTTCAGTGTTGATATTGCGAATACGGATTCGGCGGAACCACAGACACCGACACTGGAAGGATACACGACCATTCTTGGACCACAACAGCGATATCGTGCAGGAATGTTTATTGGTGGTGACGAGTACAACAAGAAGTGGGAAGACGGTGACTACTCTAATTATTGGATGCGCGGGTATTTCTTCTTTTTAGAACAGGTCAACGAAAACGGAGTGGAGAAGGTCTACATGCGTCTGCGTTCCGGCATGAACATGTTTCCGATTGCTGACAGTGGAACCAATACGATGCACCCTGCTCTCGATCTTGGCGATCTGATCGAAGTAAGAGATTACCAGATCATGTCATCAATGCTGCCGGAAGGTTCGCGCCTGTGTGATGGGTTCAGGTTGAGCCTTACCATTACTCCCGAGTATTCCAACGACCGTATTGTTGCTTTGACGTTCCGTATGTCAGCCACTCGCAGACCGACACGGGAAGTCACTGAGGCTGTATCAAGGGTTAGTACGACAGATGTAAAGCGTTACCTAAGCAAGCATAATGGTCGTGTTGGTCTGTACACTGCCGGGCATCTCAACAACTTCATCTACGAGGGGGTTGATGCAATGGAAGACGAACCGTTCGTTACTCGTATCAAGTTCGACAATTTCCAGATCACCACTCAGTCCGAGTCTCTGTATGGTCAGGTAAACAAGCCAATTATCATGAATCGGGATCGCTCTGTCAATGTGAATGAACAGGGACAGTTGGTTGCTTTGGCACTTTACAATCAGAGAAACAACCAGAAAGACATCAAAGTAAAGGTCAACCCAAGCCTCTTTTTCGAGAGGGGTATCGTGCCCGGACAATGGGTTCAGATTGACTATCCGCATGACTTTGCGGGCGAGTATCGTATCTGTACGATCAACATTGGACCCGATGAAGTTGAGTTGTGTCTGAACCATTCGGACATGCGATACGTCGATCAGATGGATGGTGTAAAGAAATATCTTGACGCGCTAGATTCATTTTAAATACTTTTTCGTGATTTAACTTACTATGACGTACCTGCTTCAAACGACAGACTGTATGATCGGAAGTGCGGCATCTGCCATCAAGCCGTCCGATATATACTTCAGTCTCCAGAAGGGAGTAAAATACCTCTCGTTCAAGATATCTTTTCCTACAAGTGAACTACTGTGGGTGATCAAGAGTTTCACTCCCCCTGCCTGTGCGGAGACTTGTGATATAACGCTTGTTGACTTCCCAGGCCAAGATCCTGCTCTTGGATACAAGTCTGCTGCTATCGTCAGGATGAAGATGAAGGAAACCAGTGATATGTACAATGGTTCGGCTGTCGAATCGTTGCACCATGTCGGATCGGTGTTCATTCAGCGAAGGCATTACAAAGCAGCAGAGATTAAAATTGAAGCAGTCGATTACGAGTTCCCTGATCAGACCAATTCGTACGCATTGATCCACAAGGACGGTACTGGTATCGCTGCATCCGAGTTCATCACCATCTGTGGTGGTGCTACCACATCCAGTGGCAATTTCATGCTTATTATGATCTACGCCAACGGACAGGCGTATTCCACATTTGATACTACCCCCAATGAGGCTGTTACGTTTGAAGTTGCGATAGATGGATATACTGCCGGGAGTGCATACTTCCAGTGGGACTTCGGAACCGATGTCATTTGGGTGTCTGATAAGCATACGAAGGCTGTAACGGTCAAGTTCAAGAAAGCAGGTGTCTATACCATTACCGTCAGGGCATACAATAACTCAAATAATGATGCATACATTTGGGATCGTGGGGTGATTGTCAACCGTCCTGCCACTCCGGGTGAAGGGCAGTTGGTTGATTTCTTCCCCAACGAGAACACTGAACCTGATAGGATGGCTGATCTTGAAGCACCGGTGCGTCTGAGATTCAATGGAATGATTACGGATCATCCGACAAAGATTCACTGGAGGATCATCGATCATGCTTGGGAAGCACATGGTCTTTCCAGTGAAGAACTGTATGGTGAATACAACAAGGATTATATTGAATACACGTTCTTGAAGACCGGTTTGTATACTGTAAAGTTGGATGTGACATATAACAATGCGGTCGTCCTGTCCAAAGAGTACAACTATACCATAAAGAATCCTGTCATTCAGTTGGAAGATGCAGACTTCTCACTTACGAGTCCGATCATGCCCACCGATCTGACGATTGACTTCACCGATGTCTTGAGTCGTGACACGATTACCAAGTGGTTCATCGAATACACGAAGACCGGAACGTTCCTGTCTGACAACATTGACCCTGATGTGGTGTACGGTGCTCTGGTCGCAAATGGTTCGGCTGAGTACGAGTTCAACACCGGGGCACTCCCCGACACTGTTACTCGTACGATGACCGAAGATGGTATCTGTTCGGTTAAGGCTGTAGTCTGGACCAATGAGGGTATCCTTGAACACAAGTACAGGAATGTTGCTACCATCTCACCCGCCGGGTATCCAACGGTATCGTTCATGATCAACAACGGTTCGCTTGTGGAGACTGTTACCGGGAACCTCCCGTTCACCGTAACGATGGAAGCAACTGCAACCGACATGGATATCAACGATACGATCAAGTGGGAGTTTGGTGACGGTGCGATCATCGAGGGTGCATTTGCAACGTATCAGTCTGTTATCCACAACTACACGGTTGCGGGTACATACATTGTGAAGGTAACGGTCACGAATTCTGCCGGGACAGCAACGTTCACTCGAAATTCGGCTGTCACCGTACTTGGTACGTTCGTTCCCCATCCGGTTCTCAAGGCATTGGAACTTCCGTTCAATACTGAGTTGGATCAGTACGTTGCGTATGCTCCTGTTGATGTGACGATTGATCTGTCTGGTTCGTTTAACTGTGACCGCATTGAGATAATGTGGTTCGATGAAGTTCAGGAAGTTCTTCCTGTTAACGGTGTCTTCGGCACATATACTCACTCGTTTGCTGCGTACAAGTACAATACGATTGGAGCAATCTGGATCACCGGGTACAATGGTGAGAATGCTGTCGCTCTTACCTCTCGTGATATCGGTATCTACTCTGTACCGATTGCAAGTTTCATTCAGGTTCCGAGCGAGATTGTTGCCGGTGAATCGGTATCGTTTACCGATACCTCGCACTGGCAACCTGTCTCGTACTTCTGGAACTTTGGTGATGGTGCAACGTCCACTGAGCGTGACCCTGACCACACCTATCTTGTGGATGGTGTATATACTCCGTCACTCACGGTGACGAACCCTGCCGGTTCGCACACAATGACGAAGACAAATGCGATAGTGGTTGGTGTTGGGAACCTGCTTGCTGGAGAAGTGACCGCAGATAAGCAGATTTTCTCATTCGATGAGAATCCGAGAGCAACGGTACAGTTCAACTTCAGTGGTGAAGACAACGTAAACCTTACGTATCTGTGGGACTTTGGCGATACTTCGTTCTCTAGCGAAAAGAATCCGAGCCATACCTATAGCGTTTATGGGGAATTCCCGGTCAAATTGACGATTACAGACGGCTCCTCCGGCGCGATCAGGAACGTGGTCATGCCACGGTTCATTCGGGTACGAAAATCCAATGCCCCGGACGCCGATTTTGAAATCCTCGGCAATGTTCTTAGTGGTGCTGCACCGTTCAAAGTGACGCTCATCCCCCGATGCACTGGTGAACCCACCGACTTCTACAAGGTGAACTTCGGTGACTCTCCGTTAGTGGATTTCTACAAGGTTGCGGAGACAACTTCCATCAATCATGTGTATAACACCAACGGCCAGTTCACGATCACGTTCGAAGCGTTCAATGAGTATGGTGCTGATGTTGAGGTGAAGCCCAACCTTATCACCGTTACCGATGCACCTGTTGTCAATCCGTCAACAACTGTTGAAGTCAAACCATCATACGATACTTCCACCCCTCTAACGGGCATGGCTCCTCTGACAGTTCAGTTCATCGATGCAACAGAGTCACTGACAAACGATACGATCATCTCATGGTTGTGGACCTTTGGTGATGGTGGTTCTTCGTCACAACAGAACCCGTTGTATACGTTCCTGAATTCTGGTACATATCATATCACTTTGAAGGTTGGTACTCGTAACGGATACACGTATTACGCTGACTACGATCTGATTGTAGTTGCAACTCAGAATGGAAATGCACCTGTTGTGGCTGTAACACCTGACTTCATGACGTATCATACCATTGGTGTCTTCCCGTTCACCACGACGTTCTTCTCTACCAGTGAAGGAAACCCTATCGGATATGCATGGCTCTTTGGTGATGAACCGCCCGGTACACCGTTCCCTGCCTTTGATGCGAACAAGGCTATAGTCAAGCACACGTACATGGCATCTGGTGTGTATACGGTACAGTTGAAGGTGCAGAACAGTCTTGGTGAAGCAACGGTTGTGAAGAAGAACTACATCGTTGTTTCAGAGTGGGCAACTTCGTCTGCATCTGTTCCGAACTGTGAGCCTAACCTGATTGGTGACGTTCTGGTTCAGGCTATTGATTCGTTCCACCCGACCGGCGAGAATGAGGAAGTGGAGATCAAGAACAAGAATACGCTCCGGTCCTTTGCATATACGATCCCAAATATCCTTGAGAACGTTACGATGCATGGGTTTATGTGGCAGGATGGGAAGACCGAAGACGAGTTTGCGGAGGATATCGAATCGGTGCGGTTCCGTGACGGTTCGTACAATTACATCGATCTTGCCGGTAAGAGGGGTTTCCTCGCTATCAAGACAGTTGATATTCCGAAGGAGGCTGAGACTCAGACCATGCGTGACTTCGACATCGACGCACGGTTCATGTCTGCAACGATGTTCGAGCGCACCTATACAATGGAGTCGTCAATCTACAACAGTGTGATCAACGGCATTCCGTACACAACCGATCATCCTCCGACCATCTCTCTGCCGGTCAATGCATATAATGTCAAGATCAAGTCTCCGTGGCAGACGATCAACCTGAAGGAACCGGCCTACCTGATGAATTCGTCAGAGGGTCAGATCCCGATCTATCAGCCGTTCAAGTTGTATACGTCTGAAGATCCGTCGATGACCATTAGCCCCGGTGTGAAGAAGGTGAGAACCATCGATCAGTTCGGGTTTGCCACCATGTACATTCCTCCGCTTGGTGGTGGTGTTGGGTGGCATCTGAGGGTTGGTGTTGACATTCCGCTTGGGAAGTACAGAATTGCAGTGAAACTCAAATCGGTTCCTGCTAACAATAACCAGGCTCAGAACGTTCCTGAGATTGGTGAGATGGTGGCAACCGGTAACAATCTGACCAACAATACCCAGCGGATGATTGTGTGGGATAAGAAGATCCATGCTGATCCGTATGACAACATGTTCTACAGTGACGAAGTTGATCTTACGTCTACTGGTGAGCAACTTAACATCTTCATCAACAACACTCGCGCGGATGCAACTCTGAAGGTTCAGTACATCTTCCTTCAGCCGACATATCATGCCAAGTTGTCTTTCGACTGCCCGAAGGAATATTACACCGGTGAGATGAAGGTGTACGACTTCAATAACGGTGTTGCCAAGCGTGTGTACAATGTTAACCATGAGTTCAAGGGGAGCATCTACATCTGCAATGCATTCATGCGGTGGATCATTGACCCGAAGAAGAAGTGGTATGAAACTGGTGACATTACCCATACGCAGTACAAGGTAACTACCCGTGGCAATACATCCATCTACACGATGGATGACAAGCGTAACATGGGAACCAGATTTGCTCCGATTGTCTACTCCAATTCGTACCCCAACATCGTGTTCAAGAGGATTCTGCCGAACATTGTGGAGTTCGATCTTGCATTTGACAATGGTTTGTCGGAGTTTGGTGGTGCCAATGGCAACATGGTGACAACCGTTCACGCCATGCCGCATACGTTCAAGTTCTACAACAAGCGTAATGGTGAAATGCAGTACGATTGGCAATTGGTGAACAAGTACGGCTTCCCGGCATTCAACTACTTCAATGGCAAAATCATAAGCAAATACGGTGACAGTTACGATAGGACTTCCGGGCACACTGTTAAATACAGCGACGATGAACAGATAATCACGAACGAGATGAAGACTCTCATGACGGTGTACGGAGACTACATGTACACCATGTCGTTTGAGGATGATATGTTTGTTCGGCTGAGTTACAGTAACAACAACATTACGTTCCCTGCATACCGGACGAAGGGTAACTATCAGTTCTCGCTCAATGTGTTCCCGATGTACACTGACAAGTATTACAACTACTCCGACGATCTTGTCTGTACCGATTACAGTATGCAGAGGAAGCACAACAGCACCGAAAACGACAAGCAGATTGACGTTGACGCGATTGCAAACGGTGACAAGGATTCGTTCTGGAATCTGTTTGAATCGATGCACGGCGATCCTGACAACATTACGTCTGTGTCGAAGACCGAGGGGTTCACCATTACCCACAACAATCAGTACGACAAGGGCTACATGTACGATACCATCAGGTTGCAGAACATATACCTCGATTACATGAAGATGTCATTCGATGTTAAGATGACTGCTCCGATAACGTATGTCTCCTCAATGCATGTGGTACTGTTCAAGACGGCTGACAACACAGCCAACCACACTCTGTCAATCCTGAACGATACGACGTACAATCTCCGGTACGTCATCACCAACTACAAGACCGGCATCACGCAGACGTACTGGTCAACTGTCGATCTGAACATGTTGGAGGGGACGCACGATCATATTGTGCTTGAGGTTCTTAAGGACTTCAACTATATGACTACCCATGACACGATCATCCGTGGGGAGTTCAATGGCATTCCTATTCACTGGACCGATGGTGTGGATGATGATATCCTTGAGATCCCCGTAACGGGAGTTGTGACACCTGCACCGGTTGAGATCAGATTCAACCAGATGTACGGGTGCAATATCAATGTGAAGAATATGACCATTCGCCCTTACCTGACTTCGTATCAGCACTTTAAGGGATATCTTACACAGAATCTCATGAGGATGGATGGGAGCGACATGGTTCCAACGGACCTTGGCTCCAACCGGCATTCTGTCTTTGAGTCGGCTGTAACGGACGCTGTAACGTTTATGAAGGTTCGTGATGGTATCAATGGCGCATGGTTGAAGATCAAGAACAATGCTGTTGTGATCCTCAAGTCGTACAAGATGCTGTCGGGACAATATCGGGTGCGGTTCATGCCCCATACGGCCAACACGACGTTTACATTCTTCGTGAGTACGAACCTGAACCACAGTGGTCCGATTGACAGTGTGTACTACGAGATTGCTTTGGGTAACGGTACATGTAGTCTGAAGCATTTGTACGAGGATGGTACGACTGAAACGATTGCGTCAAAATCGTTCACTGCTCTCACCTTGGATACTTTATACGAACTGGATGTGAAGGTTGACGATCTTACCAATGAGATGTCACTGTACATCCGTAAGATGAGTGATGGTCAGACAGTCAACTTCATGCGTACGTCCAGTGTCGATCCGAAGCACATCAAGTATGGTAAGATTGGATTCAAGTCCGACAAGGAACTGTATGTCGATGACTACGATATCACCGGCATTGAGAAGTTTGGTCGTGGGCCGCAAATCTGCCGTTACCTCGACGACTTCGACTTTGCCAACGGCGACATTGCAGATCAGCCGACCGGTGGACTTCAGGCATACGGTACGAAGCCCATTCTTAGTGACTCGGCTGTTGGAAAGATTTACGCCTGTAACTTTGCTCGGGGTGGCGAAGGAACTGCGTATCATGACACCACGACCACGAATCAGGGCAGTGCCAAAGATTACCGGACTGACGAAACCACCAAGGTTGATCTGGTCGATTGGGGTCTTCCTGCAAACGTCACTCGGTTGTCCGATGCTGATAAGGCTGAAGAGAACAAGGTTGTCGTTGCTTACACTGCTACTGGCGAGTGGCTGAAGTATCCGGTGAACGTCATCAAGAACGGTACATACACCATTCAGGTTCGCGCCTCGAATGGCACCACCAGTGTCGGACAGGTCAAGGTGACTGTTGCAAACGGAACGACTGTTACGCTGAACATCAACCCAACCGGCGCGTGGGCAACCTTTGCGACTGTCAGTGCAGACATTGTGGTTCCGTACATAGGGACCAACGAGGTTATCAAGGTCGAACCTGTTGGCGACATAAACATCATGTGGATGAAGTTCACCTACAAGAATGCGACCGGAGCCATGTCTGGTGCGACTGTTGGTAACGGTCCCTCCAACCTGTTCAAGACTGAGTATCAGACCACGACTGCTTTCAAGCACTACATGAACACTGGTACAATCGTGAGTCAGTCGAGTGGTAATCAGGTTAACTGGATCTATCCGAATGGTGTGCGTCCGTTCCTGTTCGATGCCACCATCATGATCAGGAACACACAGACTGCAAGTGCTGACCACCGTGGCGGGTTGATCTTCAATGTCAATACGTTCACGGGGATGGGTCTTCCACTTGACGGGTACGGCGTCTTCCTGAACTTCAAGACGAAGGCACTTGAACTGGTATTGTTCAAGAATTCTGGTGGTGCGTTCTCAGTTGTGCCGTTGGACACGAAGGTTGTCTCACTGTTCACGGTGACACAGGATCACTGGTATCACATGAGAGTGAACAGACAGTACAACAAGATCGATGTGTACCTGATGGACGCCTTTGGTGTTGAACAGATGTTCACCTTCAACATCAACATCTCTGGTCAGGCGAAGTACGATCATAACGGCTGTATCGGTCCTGCAACCTACAGCACTCTGACCGGCATTGAGTTCGATGACTTCGATGTTGACAGGATGCAGTTCAAGAACACTAACATTTCAATGGTGTCCCTTGGTGGTGTCAGTCATGGTGGGGAATATGATGTCGAAACGGCTGTGTTTGACAAGGTTGTTCCGAACGTGACGTTGCCCTATGGATTCTATTTCATCGTGGCGAATGCACACAGCACTGCTATCGGACATACCATCAACTTCAGGATCGGGAACTTCACGGACAACTCTACGATCATCGTTGCTTCGATGGAAGAGGGGAAGTCATACAACATTGAGCAGACTGATATTGTTGGGCGTGATGCAGATCAGTTTGTCAAGTATGTGGTGAAACTCGATCAGTCGTGCGCGAACGATGAGTGCGGGATTGAGATTTATCAGCCGACTGATAATGTCAACTACGTTCCGACAATGTTTGTCAACTACATCATAATGATCCCGTACAGTGGTCTGATTGGCAAACAAATCTTCCTGAGTGAGTTGGCAGCGATCACACGGTCGCCATCAGTGATCAACAGGAAGTTGGATGAGAAGAAGATTGCGTGAATACTTTTATATTCCTTTTCTCCTTTATTACCAGTATGTATCAAAGCATCGGTGAAGTGTTTCTTCAGACAGTCGGCAAGGTTCGTGTTGCTCCTGCATCTCAGGCAACGTACGAACATCAGCCGATTAACACTCCATTTCCCATCACAGGCACAGGTAAGAAGAATATTCGCCTGATGGAAGTTCGGGGATATGTGTTCAATGATGGTCTGAAGTCACGAAAGGAATATGCGTCTGATATTGATGCAATCATGGGCCGCAACACTGCCTATAATCGTATCCTGATCAATGATGCCAACGGTTACATTCAGCCGTCTGAAGTTGAAGTCCGAAACACTGAGGATGAGATGAATCTGTATCTCATCTACGGAAAGTATCTTCCTGCAAGTGATTATGATGAGTACTATACGTATCAGCAGTTCTCATCGCATAGCGTACACGCGCGGGGGTTGCCTTCGTACTTTGTTTTACCATATGGTGTCAATTCAATTATTCGCTCCAGTAATAATGACAATCACCTGAATGTTGCCAAGACGACACAGATTGTTACCCCTGAAGCAAACCTTCCAATCTTCACACATAATGATTGGTTCACGTACGAGAATGCTGTGTACAATTGTACGTTCATAGACATAGATGAAGCAACCCGGTTCAAGGCTCTCAAGTTTGACAGCACCGAGGACTATGCACGGTGGGATGTTGTTACTGGCATCAACTTCTTCTCTGGTAACAATGTCATTGGTATCAATTGTAAGATTATTAACTCAACCTCAGAGAATCTGACTGTAACAATTAAGGACGCAAATAATGTAACTGTCTATACGCAGACGTTCACTATCACGAATACAGAATGGGAATATAAGACAACCAGTGCAATTAACTTCGATATGTATACAGGATACACAATCACACTTTCCATCGGTGTTGGTGTCGGGAGTGTTCTGGTTGATTTAATGCGTATCAAAGAATCTGGCAACCACTCGTACATCCGTTTCCACACCATCGAACCGACGCACAATAAGGGAGAAGCGAAGTTGTATGACACTGTTACTGATGCTGAAGTTGATAAGACCAAGTGGAAGAGGGTGTACAATGTGGACCACACGTTCACCGGTAACATGGTATTGGAGAATGCAACGATGCAGTGGAAGATCAAGCAAGGTGTTTTGTGGAATACCACGGGAACCTTCACTGATCGTATCAGTTCTGAAACTGGTACGCTGCGTCCGGCAGAATTCACTGACAAGACTGTGCGTGTGAAGATTGTCGATATCAAGCCCGATGCTGTCAAAGTGATCTTCCACCTCGCCGGTGAATCCACTATGATGAGAATGGACTGCACTGTTACGCCACTGACTGTTCATGCGGCTGTTCGTCCTCTCGTTACTCCTGCCAATGCAAAAGGGTGGGTACTTGAAGTTCCGACGAATGTGGCAAAGGGTACGTTGGATACAAAGATGGGTAGCCTGGTGATGTTCACTACAACCAGTTCCATTTCGATGATCAAGACAAAGTTCATCACTCCGACATATACGACCAATGGGTACTGTTCGCACAATGGCACAACCACCGAATCCACTTATTCATTTGATATCGTGGTTCTCCCGCGTGTGACTGACAATACTGGGAAGTTGTTTGACTCCCATCCAGTATCAGGAACGTACTTTGTAGATGGTGAATTTATCGATACGGGAAAGACTATATATCTTGCTGACTTTATCAACTCATTGTGCGAAAACGGGATGTTTGTAGAAAAGCGTCTTGCACACAGACTTTACGGTGATGAGTAATGGATTTGGTTCAGTTCTATCTTGACAATGCAACGATCATCAACATTCTCGTTGGTGTCGTTTTGTTCTACTTGACGAACAAGTATGCACTGAGGGAGAACATTCGTAAGTTGCACGAATTGATTGATTGTCTCGATCAGTCGTTGACGGACGACAACATTGATCTGCGTGAGCAGAAGTTGATTATTGAAAAAGCAAGAGCGTTGGTAGATGAAGAGTTCTTGATGATGCTTGTGAAGGCAATCACCAAGACTAAGTAATTTTTTCACCAGTTTACTGGCATTATGTACCCAACTGATCAAGTCTGTCAATGATTGCCTTCACCGTAATAGCCAAGTATGCCATGAACAGAAGCATCGGACCATATTGTTCGAGTGTGGCAAAGTATGACACCCAAATTACATTGCTTACCAACCAGATGTAATATCCGGTTCTTTGCTGCACGGGAATCGTCTTGGCGACAAACCAGTTTCCACCAAGAGAAAGAGCAGTGGCAACCAGACTGATTGCATCCACCGTTGTGATTTCAATAATCATTCTACCAACTTCTGTAGAATTTGTTTCCTGATAGCATCGTCGTCAATGGCTTTTCCTTCGACCACCTGATCAAAGAGATTCTGCTTGCCTTCAAGAACTTCATACACATGCTCGTCTATTTCTTCACTGAGCAGGTTGATAACGGTTTTGGTTCTGTCGCTGCCTTGACGGTGGATACGTCCCTTACGCTGTTCCAGTTTGGCAGGGTTCCACGGTATGTCAAAGTTGATCATGTAGTGACAGAACTGGAGATTCACACCGTAACCAAAGATGTCCGTAGCGATGAGGATTTGGAATTCGCCGTTCTTAAATCGCTCAACCTCTTTCATCCTCTCTTCAGTATTGGAAGTCTGTCCGGTCAGGATCTTGATCTTGTATCCCTTCTTCAACAGTTCAACTCCCAACCTCTGTGCCATCTGAGCAAACTGTGTGAAGATGATAACCTGTTCATCACCTATCTCTTGGATGATATCAAGACACTCAGGTATCTTGTTTGAACTACGCGGGATGGTTGGGGGCAGGTACTTCTTGACGATCATATCCTGTACGACCATCGAAGTGACACCGTTCAACAGAGAGGTATCGTTCGCCACTTCACGAAGGAGAGTGATGCATCCCATGTTATCGGTATCACGCTTGTACTTCCTGATAGCCTCCGTGCACATCCACTGTTCCTTTGTCATCGGGATGATACGATTCTGTGTCTGTATCGGTGGTAACTCAGTCACATCTTTCTTGGTACGACGGATCATGATGTTGGTGATACGGTGAATGAAGTCCTTGAGATTCTTGTATCCGTCGCACTTCTTATAAACCCCGGTACCACTGTACGTGCAGTAGTTTGTTTCAAACTCACGCAGACTCATGAACGAGGGATCGATAATTGACACGATGTTAAAGAAGTTCCTGAGTTCATTTTCGATGGGAGTACCAGTAAGGGCAATGAACGCATGGAACTGGTTAGACACTGCACGGAGTTCCTTGTACACCCTCGTCTTGCTGTTCTTGAACTTCGATGCTTCGTCGGCAATGACACACACGTTGGTAAAGTCATACTGAAGTTCCTTGAGTGCCGTTATGTCATTCTTGAACGACTCGTACGTAGTAATGATAATGCTGCCTCCCTTCCGATACTCAGTAAGCCTTTTATTCTTGAGCATCCCAACAATGTTTGTCGATGGGAGAGAGATAAACCTGTTGATTTCAGATGCCCACTGATGAGAGATTGAAGTGGGACAGAGGATAATTACTCTCTTACCATCTCTGACCATCTGGTCAATAAACGGCATACACTGAATTGTTTTTCCAAGTCCCATCTCATCTGCTACGAGATACTTCTTCCTGTCCAAGATAAAATGTGCAGCCACACACTGATAGTTGAATAAGAACGGATAGTCCTCCTTCAACTTGTATGCTTCCTCTGGAGTAACAGTCGCCCGAAGTATCTCACGCTCGATATCGATTTCCAAGTCTTCAAGTTTCTTGGCAGCGATAGGTCTGATACTTGGTATCTCAAGAAGAATGGTCAAGTTCTCCTTTGTTGCAGGTACAAGCCACAACTTTTCCTTCTGATTGTAGTGTCTGTTCTTGCACGATTTGACAATCTCAAGATTGCGGTAGAAGTTTCCACCACTGATCTTGATCTTCAGATATTCTACCATGTGTTTCTCACACGTATGGGTAACGCCACTGGTCAGCCATTGCACTAGCGATTTCTGTGTATGTCCTTGCACGAATCTTCCCCCTTGTCTCCGATGGCCCAAGTTTGTTCTGTCCAGAAGGTGTCTGGTTATTCCAGTATCCACACTCAGGTTTTTCAAGTATCTTTGTGGGCTTGAGTTTCGGAAGGTTCTTCAGCCACAGACAGGTAGCCTTTGACTCAGGGACGCCAAACTGCCAGGGTTGGATGATCTGATCGGGTTTGCGATATTTGGTGGACATAATACCGATGGGATTCTCGACACAGATACGCGGTATATCTGCATCAACCATCTTCATGAAGAAGTCGATGGCTTTCTGCTGTCTTCCATCAGCCTGTTTCTCTTTGAAGTAACGGGCACCACTTGAACAGATGTCAGTGCATGGAGGAAAGGCAATCATCATATCCCAATGGTACTCTTCGATCATGTGGAGTACATCACCCTGATAGTGATATTCATTCGGAAGAGTACACTTCTTTTCGGTCGGAAGCAGATCAACAGACCAGACCGTATTATTCAGGTTCCGCTGTGCAAATGCATGGCGCACCTCACCTGAATACTCACAAGCAACAAGTATCTTCATTTTGTTCACACCTTTGGTTCTTTAGCATTGTAGCCAATACCATATATACAGAACTGGTAAAGATTTATCAGAAGCAGAAACTCATATATACTGCATGGTAGCAGGATCAACACAGTCGCGGAAACAGAAGGGCCGACAGCATCAGCAACAGATTTGTGCTGACATCAGAAATGACATTACCGATGGCACTCTTACGGTAAATGATGTCTGGTCTACAAGCATGGGCGCAAGTGGTATGGATATAAAGTTGTCGGAGCGCGCACGGAACATATTTCCGTTCGCGGTCGAATGCAAGCGCGTAGAGAAGATTGCGGTCCCTGCCGCTTTTATTCAGGCGAAGGATAATGCTAAGAAAGAAGGCTTGATCCCTCTGCTTATATATCGAAGAAACCGTGAATCCGCCGTAGCGGTCGTAGAGTGGGCAGTATTTAAGGCTTTGCTGAAAAGATTATATACTTTGGAGTTTGGGATTGCGGCACCAACGTCAAATGGACTATCTTACTTAACTGATGAGTATACAGGAAACGGAGCGATTTACGACGAGTATATTCGCGTTCTAAGCGAGGTAGGGGGGGTGGTCGATACTTACTATCAAAAAGGGGAGAAAGTGTCTTAGAAAGAAGATACGGTACTTATCCTTTTAAACCGATGCTTTTGACGACCCCCACATTGTAAGGTCGTCACCATATCTTGTTAGAATGTCATTCTCTACGAATTCTACAACTTCTGTTTCAGTCATGTTCGTAACGTCAAGAACAGTATACGAATCTGGATACTCGGCAGCAATCTCCAGATATTTATTTTTGACCTGAATAAGTTCATACATATGCAAGCCGAGTGCTTTATTGTACTCTGCATCTGTATCGTACCTCTTATCGGTAAAGAAATACTTTCCGTCACGATTGAGCAATCTGGAGATAGCAGTGTTGACATCAATGTTGAGGATGTACGTGTGATCCGGTTCTACACTGTTGAAGTGCAGGTTCTGAATGAACTGATAGGGAATGAACAACCGACATGACTGATACGCTGCACGGGAGTCTGAGTATCGGTCACAAAAGATCAGGTGTGTATCGTTGATTGCCTCAAGCCAGTGAGAGTGTTTTGCATGATCAAGCATGTACGCAAATATCTCACCCATTGGAGAGTACGAATGCTGCTTGATGAACTCTTTGTCGAGGGGTTCTCTGGTCACAACCGATCCGGGGAAACTCGCTCCCAACTTCCTGACAAGAGTAGTCTTGCCAGTACCATCAATACCTTCGAATGTAATAAGCATCTGAATCACTTGTAGAATCTGTTGTCGAGTTTAATCTTAAAGTCATAGCCACACTTCTTACACTTCACATCGATATACTCATCACGATATATTTGCATGATTTCGTTGTGAATCACAAAGTCATGAGGAATGCCACACCACGGGCATCGAAGAAAATATCTGTTAAGAGGCGACATAGTTGCCTCCAAGATACTTTGTGTACGATGGGAATGCACTGGGGAACAGAACCACCAGTTTTGCACTCTCGTCATCGATACCACACATCTTGATCAGTTCCATCTTCCTGCGATAAACTTCAGGGATGGTACTATCAAGAATGTCAGTACCGTAGATAGTCTCGCCATCTTCAAACGTAATTTGTAACACTGCCTATCACCTACTTGTAGATATCAACCTTGTGATATGATCCGTTCCAGTTAACTCTGTCACAGAAGTCACATTCTGGACAGAAGCCTTCTTCCTTCATCTTTTCACACTTCACAAAGTTATACCTCAGATTTCCATATATCTTTTCGATGTCACGCTTATTAAAGCAGTGCTGCCACTCCGGTTTTCCATCGTGGATGTTCGTTAGGTATTTCTTGATGATATTGCGGCAATCGTTAAAAGGAGTACCAATATCACGGAGGTACGTGATGACATGGAAACGTCCTCTATATCCGATGTGAGCAGAATGACCGATGGCAAGCATATTAAGTACACAAGGATGCAGGTCCAGTTCTTCAATATCATCTCCGATACGCAGTGTCTCACCATCGAACGAATACGCAATATTGTCCGACCAGATTGTATTCTCCGATGGATAATCATAAGGCTCAGGGTTGAACAGTTTGCTACCGTACACCACACCAGACATACACTGCACCTTTGCTACTTCGGATATCAGTTCGTGTGATTCTTCAATGTCGTCCAGAAGAAGAGGAATGCAGAACCTCTTTCTCCGGCAGTTGTATGTGTTTGGTACGGTAGCGATACGGGCTATGTCACCAATGACAGCAGGGTCAATGGTGATATCACACTCCTTCTGGAAGAAGTTGTGGATGTTCGTCAGACAGTCCTTCTTGTTGATCACATGATACTGAGTATCCAAGAACAGGTACAGATGATACCCACCACCACTAAAGAAATAAGTAAACATGTAGTCATGATCAACAAGATATTTGACAAGGCGGCTGACATCGATATGGGCATCCCTTCCGTCGAAGTCAAAAAACACCTTGTCAAGTTTGAGAAGATGCTCCTCATCCGGTACATAGTTATAGACTGACGCATAGATCCTGACCTTGCCATTGTACTTGTTGATGAGGTTATCCATCTCTTCTCTCGACCTGACAGTAACGCGCGAAGGGAAACCAAGTTGGCGTGGGAACCCCTTATACAGCCATGAGTACATGGTCTTTCAGTTCCTTGAGAACATCATCGTGGTACTGGTCACAGATACCTTTAAAGGCGCACCATGCACAGAGGTTGTTGCTGACCTTCGTAAACTCATCGTTACTTATTTTCTCGACAATGCCATTAAACTTTTTCATGGCACGATTGCGCTCAACCTTCGTCACCGGGCGGACGAATTTTACTTCGGGGAACTTGGTGTAGAAGAACCCGACACGATCAATGAATTCCACACCAGTTGAACCATATCTCTCATTCAGGAACTGGTTTGCAAGATGCTCGTAGATGTACAGTTCAAGCATCATCTCTGAATTTCTGTTAGCATGGAACTTTCCGGTCTTGTAGTCGATAAGCCAATACTCATCCTTCTTCAGAACCTTTTTGACGTACTCAGGCTCCTCCGGGTCTTTCTTCGACTTCGGATTGTACACCATCACTTCCGAGCCTTCCGGAACCCAGTAGATAGCGTCAATGAACCCAAGCACATTGATGTCTTCGCTGTAGATACGCGGCTCTGCATACGCAGCACGGTCGATACCAAAGTAATTCAGGAGTGAGAAGAACCCGTAGATGTTCTTCTCAAACTCTTCGTTACCCTTGACGAATCCGAAATACTGTTCAAACTTCGGACGGTTGGTATTGTACGCCTCGAAGATTTCGTGGAGCATCGTACCATTCTCAAGAGCAGCAGAAGTCTGCTGCTTGTTCTTACCAAACGTCGTGCAATGTTTGAAGTAGAACATACGTGGACAATTGATGTAGTCCAGTATCTTCGACTTGCTCAACCTAATGTCAACCATTTAACCACACTTCGAATATGCACAGTTGGGGCAGGTGTAACATCTTCCCTCAAAGTTCTTGATCTCCGTTCCACACTCAGGGCAGTACGTACCATTCTTGTTGTAGTACGTACCCGATGAATTTCCGTATGACTGATACTGAACAGTCATTCCTTGGATTGCATTCGGGCGAGTCTCGATCTTATGTTCCATCTCTTCCTCTTCTGAGATGCACTCTTCAAGCACACGACCAATTACATCAGCACAGGACTTCCCTTCCGCCGAACCGTTTTTCAGACAAGCATCGCACTTGACTTTCTTGAGTTGACGGATTATGTCTCTAATTGGGACTTTGTGTTTAAGTGCCAGAGATATGAGCCTTCCGATAGCATTATTGTTTGCAGCACATCCCCCGCTACTTCCGCAGTTGACGAACACTTCACGCACTCTCCCGTCCTCTTCAGTCACATGGATGTACAGATCACCACATCCTGAACTGACCCGGTAACGGGTTGCAGGAAGGACTCTCTTAAATTTACTTCCAGTAGTCCCATTGTCAATAGTTTCCTTCATTGTTTCAATATAATCGGTCGTCAACTCTCTATTCTTCTCTTCCTCTTCAATAGTTTTGCGCATCTTCTGCCATTCTGGGTCAATCATATCTTTCGTAACAACCTGTCCGGCTACAACAGGTTGATTCACGATGACTTCCTTTGTCTCTGACTCCTTCAGTTTGAGAACAACATCCTGTCTGCTCCCATCCCGATACATGGTAAATCCCTTGCACCCGGATGCCCATGCAAGATTGATAGCATTTCGCACATCTTCCTTCGTGGAGACATTGGGCATGTTGATGGTCTTCGAGATACTGTTGTCACAGTACTTCTGGACTGCTGCTTGCATCCTGATGTGAGCATCATACTTGATGTCCATTGCATTCCTGAATATGATACGAGTTGCTTCCGGCAGGAAGAACAGGTTGCTTATCGTACCATTGGCGTAACAGTACTGTTTGACGCAATCAACCAGTTTCTCGTAGATGTTACCAGGCTTCTCATCATCGTACTGAATCAACCACTTGTAGTCACCATCAACATACTCATCTGTTAAATCAAAGCACACAACATTGAAGTCATGGTACAGGATCTTCTTTACGTCATTCTCCGAGATGTCACGGACCACACGTTCAATCTCTTCCTCGAAGAGAGGGACCGACATCAGGAACGACGAACCGACAGTGTTGTGTCGCTCGTAGACCCAATTGAAGTAAGGTTCGATACCAGACGAACACTCTGCAAGGAGACTCAGCGTACCGGTTGGGGCAACACAGGTGAGTGTCGAGTTACGGATATAATTACCAGTCGCCCACCACGTAGAACCTTCCCACTCCGGGTAGACTCCCTCAATTGTGGCAAGTTCCATCGAAGTGTCAGTAGCGACCTTGCTGATAAACTCCATCAGAGTTGAAGCAGTGTTCCGTGCTTCCTGAGAATCGTACGGAATACGCATCTTGATGAACAGGTCGTGAAGTCCCATGAACCCAAGTCCAATCTTCCGGGTGTCACGCGCCATCTTTCCGATTGCCTCTGTCGGATACTCGTTCACATCGATGACGGTATCGAGGAAGACAACTGCACTGTAAACCACTGCTTCCAACTGTGTCCACTCAAAGGTCTTTGTTATCTCGTTGTAGAACTTGGACACATTGATCGATCCAAGATTACAGGCTTCCCCTCCACCAGTTGCAGGATCGACACCAATAGGCAATTCTCCGCATGGGTTGCAAGTGGTGATATCGTACAGATGATTGTTGGGGTTGTCACGGTTGATCGTATCGTAGAACAGAAGTCCGGGCTCACCATTGTTCCAGATACCATCAACAATCATGTTGAAGATTTCCTTGTTCCGCTTGATACGAGCAACATGGGAATCATCGAGCAGATGACTCATCTCCCCAAGTTCGATATCAGGACGCATAACATCTTCCATGAACTGATTGGTAATCATGACCGACAGGTTCATGTTGGAGATTTCTCCTTCCTTTGCCTTACAGGTAAGGAACTCCTTGATGTCCGGGTGATCAGTATTAAGGATACCGATAGCAGCACCACGACGACGACCGCCCTGCTTGACAACATCGACGGCAGCATTGTAGAACTTCATAAACGAGACAGGGCCGGATGCAACACCATCAGTTGATGCAACAACTGAACCTGCCGGACGAAGATTGCTGAAGTTATATCCAACACCCCCGCCCATCTTCATGATCTTGACAGAGTTGACAATGCCGTCCATGATACCACCAGTGTCAAAGAACGAGTCATTGACCGGCAGACCGAAACAGGCAGAGAGCATCTGACACTTCGTACCTGCATTGCTGAGGGTCGGTGTGTTGGGCAGGAACGTACCAGATACCATCAGGTTGTAGAAGATATTATCCCACGCATCCTGACGCTGACTGTCGGACATCGACCCACAGTGTTCACCATACGGATACACCTGTGATGGAACAGCCTCAGCGATGGTAGATGCAACACGCCCGTACACATCGCTCATGGTTTGCTCTCCGTCACGGAGGTAACGTTCCTTCGCAATCTTATCGATAAGTTCACTCATTCAACACTTCCTCCATAGATTCAACATCGGCACAGACAGACTTGCTGCCGACAACCAGATAGTTCCAGACACAGTAGACAACCTTCTCACCACGTTTGAGACTGTTTTCAAGAAGTTCCTTGCCCTTCTTGTACTGGTCCTTGATCTTCAGGTTCTTCGGATCGCCACCGAGAGCCTTCACCTGTTCCTCATTCAGCATGTTGACACAGTTTTCGCAACGCATTAAATCATCCCCTTGTTATGGAAGTAGTCTACCACCGAACCGCATTCCTGACCATCGCGCACGTAGTAGATGTGTGGACAGATGGCAGAGTGGTTGTAAAACCCATAGTTGAGTTTCTTGTTGATCGAACGGGAAACATAGTCACATACATGTTTCTGCAAAGTAGTTAAAGCATACGCATTCGAAGCAAATGCAGAGAGCATGTCATTCGAACGGAAGAGAACATTCATGTGCATGGTGTCGCCGACAACAACAAACTGGATGTACTGAAGACATGGCACATCCTTGCGCGAGTTGTCAACATCGGGCTTCCACGTAACCGCCACAGCACGACGGGTGTTGATGTTCTTAATCAACTTGTTCTGTATCTCAGCAATCTGATCGATGTCATTATCCTGAGCATGGTTGTAATGGTACAGTCGGGTGTGATAGTCATACTCGAAGTTATTTACACACATATATCCATTCAGGAACTTCGCGGTGTATTCGTCCAAGAACCGCTCGGACATCGGAAGCAGATCCCAAAACCTGTCCTTTGTAATATCACGCACGACGTAGGTGCGGGGGCCACACTCAAGAATCTTCTCACCGTCTTCCGTAACCGACATAACGTTAAATCGGTTCCAGATGATCTCGTAGAGTGCATTCCTGTGAACTTCAGCAATTGTATTACCATTCACAACCTGATGTGAATAATAGAAATTGCTTTGGACACCCGGAACAGGCCCCTTGTAGTTGTCTCCTATCATACAAGATAGTGTGGGTGAGAATAGGGTTTAAAGATGTAGGTTAGCAGAAACATGCGAGGGTGGTCTGATCGGACCAACCCATAGAGTAAAGAATGTTCTTGAATTTCTCATCTACGAGTTTTACGGCCATTTTATCCATATCCCATATAAACCCGTCAGGTGCTTTGTCGATGAACGAAACAACATGCGTCTTGGGGAAACGCGCGGGAACGCGCGAGACATAGAGGTATTTAACCTTCTCTCGCTTTATGTTCCCGCCACAATACTCGTTGAAGTATTTGGCCCCGGTGATGTGAATAGGCATTGATTTGTCGTACTCGTTAATCTGTTTTGACATACCCTTCGGAATTGCCACCATCTCTGGAGTGTACGTACCATTGGTGATGTTGTTACGGACTTCCTTGATACGTGCCTTGACTTCGTTCTTCTCCTTACCGGTCAGGATCATCACGAAGACTTCCTTCTGCAAGTCACGGATGAACTGTGGAGAATCTGATCTCTTTGAATCAAATCCTTTTACGTCCAGGATCGGCTCATCGAGTACTTTTCCATCTGACACGTAAATGAGTCCGGCGTATCGCTTCTTGACTGCTTCACCACTTTCGTTCTTCGTGAACAGAATGGAAGAGTACATCTTATCAAACTCGATGTACATTTTGTTGTATTCCGACGAACCAAACTTCGACTCACAGAAATGATTGAGCGTATCGTTCACGTACTCAATCGCATTCTTCGCCTCGGTTGGATCATCCTTGCCAACATGGAAAATGATTGAATCCGTGTCACCTGCAAGAATCTCGTAACCCTGTTCCCTGATACGAGCATCCATCCACAGGTTCGTTTCTCGACCGAAGTACGTAATGGCAGCACCGATACGCTTGTCGAACAGTCTGAACGCGGGCATGAGCATAACACCATAGATGGAGTTAAGCAGGAACTTGCAGACAGTCTGTAAGTTATCCCACTGCTCGTACTCAGCCGAACCCTTCGGATACTGTTTCATGTTGGACTTCCATGACTGTCTAAGATCCCACAGTTCCTGAATGATGATCGGGATGAACCCTCTCTTGGTATCGCTAAATCTGGTATCACCAACAACGATTCTGCCGTGAGCATCGATTGTCTCTGGTGACATATTCGCAGTCAGGAAGGCTGTAGGGTAGAGGCTTCGGACATCGCCCACTGCAACGAATCTATGGAGCCCGGAAATTGGCGCGATTACCCGCGCTCCCTGTATCGGGTCATACTCTCCGTCAGGCTGAGGCTTGTTGGGTAGGATGATACCCAACTCCTGCGCTCGCTTAAGGAAGTAACAATCAAGAACTCTAGAGTTGAAGAACACATCATAAAATGAACAAAAGGTGAGGCGTCTGATAGTATCAAAATACCTGATAATTCCCCTCTTCTTCTCAATGTCCACCATAAGTTGAACGTCATTAATATTGTATCGAAGGAATGTGGCAATGTCGGATCTCCATAGATCCCCAACCTTTCCAGTATGCTCAACCTTTCCTCGTCCAATGAAAGACTTTCCAATATAGTCGAGACTGTAAGATTCGAACTCATTTGTTGCAACTTTCCGAAAGGCAGCCATAAGGTCGATCCAGTATCGGCCAACCGGTTTTCCATCACGGTACTCACACCTCTTAACCGGGGATAATTTTTCAGGTTCGATACCATTGATCTTCATCCTCCCCCAAATATACGGATAGTCAAACCCATCACCATTCCAAGCAAAGATAAGATCGAAATCCATATACTTGACGAACGAAACGAACTTTTCGAGTAATGCCTTCTCATTACCACAAGAATAGTAATTGATTTCTTTTAACTTCTTTGTAATTACTGTTCCATCTTTTACTTCTAGATTCGGTTCGACATAGAAGACATGATACTTCTCTTTGAAGTTGTCGTAACAGCAGATGGATATAATCTCTTTATCAAAGACGTTCAGATCGGGATATCCATCCGAGTCATCAACCTCAATATCAAGCATACAGATACGAAGAGGCTCTTCCGGTATCTCGGTGAACTTGTCGAGATAGTATCTGATGCGTATCGGTACGTCGGCCTCGAAGGTCTTTGTGCCTTTCGATTCAATTAACCTACGAGTCTCCTTTCGGCTAAACTCGTCATATTTATGCTTCTTTACTTTATCGCCAAACAAGGAGATATGGTCGCCATCGAGTGCTTCCACGTAGAGATAATTATTAAACTTCTCCTTACGGGAGTAACGGGAACCATCCTCATTGCGACCGAAGAGGAATATGGAATTGCCGTTGTTCTCAACAAACATACGGCAGAAAAATTGGTGTGGTTAGTATTTAGGTTTTTCTTCTCGTTCAACATCGTACATTGCATCCATCTTCCGCTTCAATGCAACCTCGTATGTCTCATACTCACCCGTAAAGGGGTTATAGATGAGATCAGCCAAGCCACGACCACCTATCCCGCACGACATAAGGACATAGACGATCTTTGTCCTTTTTAATGTTATTGTCTCCGTATACCCCACCAAAGTTGACAAGTTTCTTTGTCTTCTTCTGCATGAGATATCTGAAGAACATCCACATCATGTAGTCGTGGACATATTCTACGGTGGGTATCGCATAGGAGAAGAACACATGAATGTATGATGGAGACTCATCGAACAAAATGAACCCGACAGGCTCACCTTCGAGATAGAACACCTTTCTCTGTAACTCGGTGAACGCATTGATATGATTCACAATCAGGTCAATCATGAGTGCTTTGTTCTCTTCGAACACAACGTCAGTAGCAATCCATTCATGATGAATCTTCTGGATGTCTTCAAACTTCCCATCATTGAATGCAAAGTCACTTCTGTACTTGCTATCGATACGGTTAGAGAAGATGTTAACATTGTGCTTGAGTGCTTTATGTCCCTTCGACTTCATCTGGTACGTCTTCTCGACATCGTACAGGTATTCCGAGTCGTAGAACTTCTTGATACAGTCGTTCTTGTATCCCTCTACATCACAGTAGATACAATCAAGATCAGACGTATAATTGGGAGGGAAGAACATGATCTCCTTGTACTCACCAGTAATCTCCTCACCCAACTCAATGCAGGTAACAACAGAGTTGTCCTTCAGGAAAAGATAGTTAAGATTAGTAAGAATCTCGATGAACTTATCCGTCATGAAGATGTTGCGTTCTTCAAACATTAGGATGCCTCTGATACGGTTTATCGTTCTTGAAGAACTGACTCATCTCCGGGTGTATCTGGCCGTTATACTTCGACTTCTCACGAACGTTATACGGTCTGCAACAGGGCAGAGTTTCGATGAACATCAGTTGGGCGATAGGCATTCCGGCATACAGTTTGATTGGCCGACAGTTTGCATTAAACAGTTCAAGTGTAAGCGTACCCCTAAATCCTGCATCGACAAATCCACCGGTCTGATGGATAGACAGACCAAGACGAGCAAGTGACGACTTGCCACCAACCATAGCGCAGATGTGAGCGGGAAGTTCAATATGCTCAATCGTGCGAGCAAGAACGAAGTGAAACGGTTCGATAATGAATGTCTCTCCATTGTGACGAGTGGTTTTGTGTGCAATTGACTTTGCATTGTACGGATCGATAACGGTATCATTATCGTCTTCATCGTACTGAATGAAGTCCTCACCAAGTCTCAAATCATAACTGTTAGGATTGATCTGGCTTTTGTTAAACGGTGTAACCCTGACAATGCCACTATTGATACGATCTGCAATGTCTTTGTCTATCAGTTGCATGACTATATATGAAATGCCTAACTATAAAAGAGTTTAGTAGGCAGTTATTTTTATCTGCCCCATAGTTATATCATCATCGAAGTACACGCGGAGGGTGTTACGGCCCTTGTAGATCCGCACAGGTATCGATACATTCTGAATGTTGGTGAACTTCGGCACTCTCGGAGGAGTCAACACATACTTGTTGGAGAACTCGTTACGTTCATTGTATGTTTTATCGTACTTCTCGTTGATCAACACAAAGTTAATCTTCGACATACTGTTAGTAGACGAACAGTTGAATGTCAGAATGTAATCTTTGTAGTCAGCCTCAATCGAATTCTTGAAGGTGTACTGGACCCATTCACCCTTCATCGTATTGTTGATGAAGACCTGTCTTGCCTTACCGATAACGACCACATCAACATCCGAATCACGAACAGGCTTCTGGATAAACCGTTCGTTGGTATTGTCCATGTAGGAGACACCCGGACCACCAAGATCGAATTCGTAGGCTTCGATGATAACAGGAGCAATGTGCGCCGTGGAGATTTCGATATCTCTGTAGGGAGTAGCAAACACCTTGTTCTCGACAGTCGCACTTGATTTAATCACGAACGACTTGAACAGGAAGTCACCAGTGAACGACACTTTGAGGATTGCACCATACTCCGTAAGCAACGTAGCAGGTACAGTTGCCGGTACAGCAACCCACTTCGAATCATCACAGACAGGAAGATTAATGGTCGCCAATACCACAGCACCCTTCTCAATCTTGATGGATGCAGCAGCCTTGACATCCTTCACATTCACTTCAAAGTAGTAGTTGTCGTTGGCCGAGATGTTAACGGTATACTCAACCCATTCGCCGTCAGACGTAGCAATCGAACCATCGTCTGACAGTTCAATAGCATCAAGACTCCGATGATACGTATCGTTTCTTGACGTAGGAACATTATGGTACGCCTTGCCTTCTCCACCATAATCATACCAATCTGCCTGAATCTCGGCAGAGTATCCATACTCGTTACGTACAACAATTGTGGTGTATGGAGCCTGACTGATCACGGCTTGGATTTCTCCACCAAACCTGACCTTTCCACCATTTGCACTCTTGTACACAGCCTGGAACCAGAATAGGTTTATGTCTCCGTCGAACTCGACCTTCATTACTTCATTGTTGCCGACATAGGGGAACACAACATCAGTTGTGAACGTCTGGAAGATTTCGTACCCACCTGTTGGCGGAATGTCAATTGTCGAACGTGCGTCACCATCAACGGAGATTGTCAACTTGGCAGTCGAAGACGTACCATTGGACGCACGAACATTAACAGTATACGTTCCGTTATCGTCTACCTTAAATACATACTTCAACCAATCTCCAGGTTCGGTATAAGCGACAACAACCTTATTGTCATCGGGTTCACTGATCCTAGTGCCCCAATCGACAAGATCAACATCGCCTGCATCAGATCTGTACGTACTGCTACCAGAGTTACCGGACGACGAATCGAAGAAAGCGTTACCCTTACCACCGATTGCAAAGTCACGGGCATATACCTTTGTAGTGTTTGTCTTGTTCAACAGGTACGTCGAACCTGCCGGGAATGCGGAAAGTGCCGAACCCTCACAGGTCTTCCCCGTTGCAACAAACACACCATTTTTGCACTGCATCTCCCTTCCGTCAATGCACCGGACTTCAGTACCAGTACACCCACCGGGGTTGCCTGAACCGGTACACTGTGCAATGTAATCAGGATCAGTTTCCAAGATAGGCTGTTCAGTAATGTTGCCCGCCTGATCGCAGACACGACGAACCTTCTTGGTACAGTCAATGGAGTTACACGGGACAGTTGGCAACTGACCCACATCAGGCATCTTCGGATAATCCATCGGAACAGGAGTGAACATCGACACAGATACACTGCTCGAACCAGTGCTGGAATGTCTGTGCCCACCAACACACTTATCCTTGGAGTTGTAATCAGACTGATTAACCTTCACCTGTGCATTAATACTCGACGTATTACCAACACTACGAAAACCAAACAGAGAGGAAACAGCAGACTGACCGTCGGTTGCCTTCATTGCGTCATCATTCTTGTACCAGTACTGAAAGTCAGTCAACTTCCGTACAGCAGAGCCCGGAGGAGCATTGACAAGAATCGGGATGTTGCCCTTAAAGTCGATGACCTTCATGTTGGTCAACTTGGTCGAACTTCCCCATGCTGCGAACGCGAACACCTTTGAGTTGATACTTGTGTAGTTGTTGATAGATGGGGAGTTGCCAATGATGTAGATACCAATACTCGATCCATCGTCAGAGTGTCCATTGACTGTAATACCGCTACCAACCTGAATAACACCACAATGAGCGCAATTCTTGGTAGTACAGTTGTTCAATGTCGAAGAGTCAGTCAACCTGAACCCATGTCCGTAAAAGTCAACCGGCATGTAGTATGCCTTGTAACTGTCACGGATAACAGGCTGACCAGTTCTCCATGCCTCAAGAATACGCATTCCACCACGCTCTGCATGGCAGTTGTTAAACGTACCACGACAAACCTGACAACGACCTGAGTAGGCACCTTCACCTGCGTAGAAACCTCCCTGCAAGCAATCGTAAGCCACACAACCTGTTGCCACGAACGTATGCGGCCCGACCTGAGACTCACCCATATCAAAGCCCCAACCCCACGGACTATCGCCCTGATTCTCCCATCGGCTACCACAGTACATTGCTTTGCAGTAATTATACTGCGTATTGATAGTTGATGCATCAGATGGACTGCCGGGACAGTTCTGACTGTAATGGTACTTTGAAATGAATACACCGAACCCATGATGGTTCGTGTACCAAGCCTCGCAGTAATCGTACCGGATGTTCGAAGATCGACCATCGATCCAGAATCCTGCATACGGACCATTCAAGTGTTCATACACAGCACCGGAATGATTGCTGTGCTGATTCACAATGACTCTGGTAAGATGATGGTTGTCTCCGTGTAGATAGAACCCTATGCGTCCCTTTACGGTCAGGTTGTTGACCTTGATACCACTGCCGTATAACTGGAACATTACCCACTGACTGTTCTGATTCTTTCTCCAATCACCAGTGACGGAATTAACACCACTCCAACATTCGAAGATGGCACCGTTACCTTCAATCACGGTGTTGCTTGGAACCTGAACGTAAGCATGGGAGTTAGAATTCAACTGGTACGTGCCCGGCTGAATGCTAATCTGCCCACCTGCTCTCAGTTTCGAAGCAATCTGACCGTAATCCATTCCAACTGTAATAGTGTACGCCATTAACTAATCACTTCCACATACTTCGATGCTTCGAGATACAGATTATCATACGCATCCATGTTACTGAATGTGATAAACTGTGAATTGTCGCCATCAATGACACGCATGTATTGTACATTAATGGTAGCAACGTTCTTAAGCATTATGGTCGGACTGGCAATCTTGTCAGACACCAAACCTTCAACGTAGAGTCCATCCTGGTTGTCAACAACCAGACTGTACTGACTACCACTTACGTAACAATTCAACAGATTGAGTTCTGCTGCATTGTGGTTGTATCCTCTCGATTTGAATCCTGCATACATGTTGTTCAGAGCGTAACAGTTGACAATGTTTCCATACGCCAAGATGGTAGGATCATGCGAACCATACGATCCTCTTGCATCTCTCAAAGTAGCAGGATACGACGGCACCGTTACCTGAAGGTTGCCGTTTGCATCAAGCACCGGCATACCATTTACATCAACTGTGATGAATTGAGGCACATGTGCAGTCTTGTCATCTCCGCTAGCAAACTCTCGAAGAACAAACCCACAACAGAACGGAAGCAACTTGACATTGGTATATCCAGTTGACCTGTGACCGTTCCGATACGCTTTACAGTTCTCCATGAACAGGTTGTAGACGATGTTCGACTCGTACACTTTGCGTCCCTTCGCCTGATACAGACGGAGTTGTGCATCGTCGAAGTAGAACCCACAATGCCAGTTCATGTGAGAATTGCAGTTCTGAATCCTGATATTCTCGGTCGAAACATTCTTCAGCAAGTGGAACCCTGCAACCACCGCACCATCATCACGAATACCACACGACTCAGCATGACAGTTAATGAAGTAGATATCTTTGAATGCGCGAGCAAACCGATCATTGTTCCTGTCTCCATGAATCAGGAACCCATTATAATCCGTGTCCCAAACCTTACAGTTTGACATGTTGAGATACACTTCAGGAATCACAATCGGTTGAATGGCATTGGCCGGATAGGCAACTTCCACATTAATCTTTCCGGGAGCATTGGAATTATACATTTGCCCATTCTTGTATCCACGGTTTGTAGCGAACACATTGTTAACGTTGAACGTATTTGAATTGGATACAAAAACAGTCGGATCATCATAGATAATATGCAGCACACCACCGGCACTGATCATAAATGAATCAAGTGTAGTCGTACCAGTAGTACGAACAACCATTTCCAACACCTGCCCAAACTGTGACACAGGTGACGTAGTTGGACGCTTGAATTCAAAGACAGTAACGTTTGATCCACTGCCAATGATATCCATATCCTTCAGACTGAATGATTTGTCACAGTTGTACATACCACGGGCGAACCGGAGAACAATCGGACCAGTGATGAGCGTCTGATACCGATTGCTCCTGTTCTTGATTGCCGTCATGATAGTAGACTGATCAGCATCACCGGTACAGATGTAGTCGGCAAACACCTTGTCTTCAATCGGACTGTCAGATGCAGCGATAGCAATCTCGTTGTTCAGAAGAACAGGAGTGCCGGGGTTGGTCATATCGTACACACATGCTCTTGCACACACATACGACGTACCGTTCACCTTTGCAGCCGAGAAGTACGTTACACTCGTTTCAGCAGTACAGGTTGCCACTCCAAACACAACGTTCTTGTGAACAGTTTCAATATCTGGAATGTTTGTCGCACCGGTAGCAGAACCAGTGGTGATGTTGACAAGTACAGTTTCAGTCGTAATGGTCGTTGAACCAGAAGCCACACCAGTTGGTGAGTAAATAGCAAATACAGATGACGTACAGGTTGACGAACCCTGAGCAGAACCTGAAGAAATGTATGTAACAACTGTCTCTGGAGATGAAACAGTTGCAACACCAAATGTTCTTAAAATACGTTCGGTAAGACTACCAGAGATTACATTGAACCGCGCACCAATATTTAATCTCGGTAGAGCCATTGTCTACCTCATTCTTCGCCAATTTCCAGAGTGGTCGCAAGAATCTTCAACTGTCCGTTCGTGTTGATCGTCTGCGTTGGAGAAAGCGAACCGACATACACAGCATCAGTACCCTTGAAGATAACGAAGTGTGTAACAGTACCCCAATTACCAGATGCAATGGGGAACGTGATATCTGAAGTGTTGTAGCATTTGGTTATACCACCAGAGTAATTTGATGTAAATTCAACCGACTGCCGTGCATAATTATTACCAGACACTTCATTAGCAGGAGTGCCTTCGCCCGGATCGGCTGTGAACAGACCGATAGTGAGCGCACCAGTGGGAGCGAATGCCTGACCAAGAAGGACGGAATTCAGGATCGACTCTTCAAGAAAGTTCGTTTTCGACATACGTGTTTAAAAGGGATTGGAGTATAAAAAATTATGTGATGTACAGCCACACTGCTATGAGGATCAGTACGAATGCACAGACAATCCCGAACAGGTAGTAATGATAATCTCCGTAGATATCATTCCGTGCAGACTCAGGATAACTGGTCGGCACGAAACAAGAATCCAACTTGATCCAACACCACGGCATGAACACAAGGAGGAACCCATACACCCAAGAGTGCCATTCCCCCCATGTGTTGCAAAACTCCGAAAAGTGGGAACACCACCACTCATACAGTGTCATTATTTCCCAACCCTTGCTGAAAGGATTGCGGTTGTAAGTGCCGCATACCCATCAGCATTATAATGGATCTGATCGCCGCAATCGTACTTGGTCTTGATGTCCCATTGGTTCGCACCACTGCCCAACAGTCTCCATCCATACACGAATGTCCCTTCGTCGTAATTATCCATCAACACACGCACAGCCTCATACCATGTACGAAGAGTTGTAGATTGTGGATCTGTCGCACCTGTCCACGGCAATGCAACAAATACGGGCACGATACCATCTGCCACACAAGCATCAAACATCGCAGTAACATTCGAGATGAACGTCGATTGGGAGATGCCCTGTTGGATATCGTTCAATCCAACTTCGATGATAGCCACCTTTGGATGAAGATAGATGCAGTCCGAGTTAAACCGTTCCAATACCTGAGTTGATGTCTGTCCACCGATACCCATGTTCTGTACCGTTACACCTGTCCGTGCTTCTAGACGATACGTATAATCGGATGCAACGTTCTCTGTCTTTGTCGCCTCAATGAACGAATAGTTACCCGGATGTCCGGCAGTAATCGAATTACCAATACACACTACAACAGGAGCGCGACCAAAGCACCGCATTGGAAGATACTTATTAATGGGGGACGCTGCTGCCCAATTATACGTTCCAGACGGTTGTGACATATTCTGATAATATGTCGATACTGTATCTCCTTGGATCGGAGTCAAGAACATACCAGTACCAATACCACCATACCCAACGTAGTCACCCTTCTTGACAGCAATCGGTGTGGTAAGTGTGATCCAATTGGTCTTCCCGGCAGTCATCTTCGATATGATGTTCTCACCACCAACATAATCCCATGTACCGGCTGCGTTTTTTCTCCAAACCATGAACCAGAATGACGATGGCATATTCGAAGGACCAACGTAGAACTGGAGTGCTGTAATACTACAGTTCTGTCTAATCCGTGTTCTCTGATCAACAGACAGGAACCACCGTCCCGGTGTCGCCGCGAGTTGGAAGTCTGGTGCGCCAGTACTCAATCCAGTGTTACAGGCAACGTTTACGATGTTACTTCTTGCGTCAAGTCCACTGATGTACTCTCCAAGTGTCGGCATTGCCAACCGTTCTTCGTGTGCATGAACAGCAGGGGCCGCACCAACATCAGCAGCAGATGGGAACGGATGAACGTGATCACGACGACAGGCTGTTAATGCTGTCCCAACCTTTGCAGTGCTACCAAGAGCAGATGGTTCCAATACACTGAACAAAGCACTACAGAGATATTCCGTTTCATTATCAGACACAGATACAACACTTCGATTGCCAGTACCGGGAGTAATAACTTTTGGTGCAAGTCCATGATATGAAGTAGAAGCATTCAGGTTCGTATTATCCGTAGGAGCATCCAATTCATCCAGTTTGATTGCATCTCCACCACCTGTCTTGTGTGCCGTTGCATGTGCAGTTGGAGCAAAGGTAGACGGAATTGAACCAAGTGTCGAGTATTCAATCTGAGCGCCATCTCCGCCATTGTGATCGTGACTGTCCCCATTGGTCACACCCTTCGCAACAGGCGCAAACGTCGCAGAGTAATCATGTGTATGATCCGTTGCCGATGCACCAATATCAGCCGGGAGAATGGTCGCATTCACGAATTTACCAGTAGCATTATCGTATCTGATAACCTGTTTGTCGGTCGGTGTGGTAATTACAACATCCGACAGATCGTTAATATTAGACACATCTATGAGCGATACCTGAACTGTATCAGTACCAGTAAACACATTGAACGTTCCAGTGAATCCAACAACAACCCATTCTCCAACTGTCGGTGATTTAACAAGAGCGATACAATCATTCTGCGCGGTACATTCGACATACCCAAACTCATTGGCGAGAGAAGTCTGACCACCAATGACGATCTTCTGTCCGGGGTTCTGAGTGATCCTGAACTTACCAACCGATACCTGAACAATCTCAACAGCGTCACCGGTATCGGTATCAGCATCAAGAGGCAACTTGACAGTCAATGTATTTGGAGTAGAGTTCCAGATCACAGTCTTAGCGACGGCCTGATGATCAGTGATTAAACCTGTAACTTCAATCTGTGTCATGCACACTTTGGCGAAGTTCTCCTTCATTGCGCGCATGTCATAATCTGATACATAGCGGGCGACTGGTGTTCCAGCAGGCCATGAACGTGCAGTTGTACCATCGAACCCTCTACCGGCAACAGAGTTCAGCGTAACAAGCGAAGAAGTCTTTGCGTCATACCATACAGTCTCAAACAACAATTCTGTTCCAAGCGTAAATAGGTTGGGAACGTCATCGCCGAGAACAGACGTATCAAACTCTATTGTTAGGTCTGTCGCGTTGATTGATTTTGTAAGAACGGTAACAGGAGAACCGACCTTACCATCAGGCATCGGAATCATGTCTTAAAAAAGGTGGAAGAGATATAAAAGAGTTATTCGAGTTCTGGTTGTGTCCAAGTTGACGGAACACTTGTCGCGTACACAAGTTGTGAAACCCCATTCTCGTCAATTACTGTTTCCATAACGATAGTAACCATAGGATTATCACCACTCGTATACGCTTCCAACCATGCCCCATCAACCTCAGCAAACGGATGTGAAACCACATACTGTCTGTCGCCGTTCTCATCAATGAACACCGCACGAGGACCGATCATAACAGGACCAATACCCTCCTCAATATCTTCCGTGAATCCAATCTCGTCCCACAATGCATCATTTTTACAAGAAAGTATCATGTTTCACCTCTCCACTTTGCTTCACGTTCATCACGCTGCTTCTTTCGTGCAGCCTTCGTCTTCGGGGCCTTCCACGCTTTGACGCGCGCCGCCTTGATGGCGTCCTTCTCGGCCTTCCGTTCTGCCTTCTCCGCCTCTTTCAGGTCTTTCTCGGGCTTGTCCTTCCACTTCTCAGCGTGCGCTTTCACGAGGTCGGCGGCGGGGTCGGTGAGTTTCGTCATGGGAGCACCACCCCTTTCTTGGCGAGATAGCCCTTGAGGTAGGCGTATGCCTGTGCGACCTCGGCGTCAGAGAGGGCGCGACTGTATCCCACAACCGCTGCAACCGTTCCGGTGAGAGGCGCCGCGATAGCCCCGGAATGCCCGATTTTTGGCAGTGCTGATGGAGCATAGACCGTCGTAACAGGAGCGTCCAGAACCGGAGATCCTTGTCCGATCGGCGATGGTCCGGCGTACAAGACAAAGGCCCCCGCATCGAATGTGAATCCTATAAGTGCATACTGTCCGGCAATCAGGCAAGATGTCGCGCATGTGACCTCTTTCACATGCCCCGCCGTCGCCGAACCGTCGTCGCTAACTATCACATTGAACTGCCCTAATATGGAGTTGTGCGTACGGAGTAGCCATCCCCGTTGCCCCCCCTCGGCCGCATACTGTCCGACAATAGCCGTGTTGCGCGCGAGCGCGTCCATCTTCACAACCACAAAAATGGAGAACGCAGTCCGCGTCGCGTTGAGAGGGTCGAATCCGCTGAGGGTTACCCAGTCGTCCGTTGCGAACGCGAGCCCCTGCCCCGTCCACGTCGGATCGTTCGTGTCCTCGCCGGGTTCCGAGCCGAGGATGCCGATATTCGGCGGGGCTTCCCACGGCGTCGCAACACTTCCCTCTTCGAGTTGGAGGCCGTCGATGTAGAATGTGATCGCTTGTTTCGATGCAGTATGAACCCGAATTGCAATGTTCCGTGTGGTTTCTGTGGATGTTTTTGTTAAGGTGTACCGAGTCCATTCCGGGGCGAGGGTTATGTTACTAGATTCTATATAACTTCCAATCTGAACGCCCGCGTCTGTATATTCATATATGGCAAGTTTTATCGTTCCACTTGCGCCATAAAGATACACAGATGCCGTATAATTGGTATTTGGTTTCACCTCTGATTTATACGTCTGTTGAATCCCCTGTACAAAATATTGCCCGTCACAGACTGCTTTAAACGATCTCGCACCTTGCCACGCCTGTTCCGTGCTTGATGTTACAGTATTGCCAGCGTTCGCTCCGCTAACTCCTGTCGTTGTCCCATCCTCTCCGCCGTTCGCCTGATTGGGCAACAGCAGGTTCTTCCGGGGTCGCGAGTAGTCCATCAGGAGTTGCTTATCGGTCGTTGGATAGTACGTGTTGACAAGACAGATGCGAACAGGTGCTTCCCATACAGATATAGGGGTAGCCTGTTCCACTATCGATAGAGAGTCAAGGTAGAACGAACCAGCCGTGAAGGTGGTAAACTGCATTCCCACCCATGACATTGCCTCAGATAATGTATAGACTACAGATAACGTTTGCCACGCTCCATTACCAACAATGGTTGCCAACCAACCTTCCGAAACCGAACCATTTGACTGCCTACTAAATCTATAACCACAATCAACCGACATACCGTTGGGAACCCACACCTTTGCGTAAAAAGCGAATTTTGTATTCTTAACGGCGGCTTTAGGTAATCCAACAATCGCGCCTCTCGGACCCACCCCATCAACTGTTACTTTCATTGAGTAAGTACCCTGAAAGACCTGTTCGGTAGATGACGCAAACGTGGCTGAGTTATACGCACTAAACCCCACTGTTAATCCACTCTCTCCACCAGTTGCCTGATTCCACCGAAGTATATTTGCATCAACGGTGTTCGTTCCCTGTTGGACTTGCGCACCCCAAACAAATACGTCAGACGTTACCGCTCCGAGATATGTTGGCGCACGTATCGAATCTGGATTGTTGTTACAGAATAATATGGCTATTGAAGTATTGCTTCCACTAACTACACACACCCCTGTAATAGAACACCGATACCAACCATTACCGACATCCTGAATTGCTGCCGATGTTGCTGTTCCTGTTTTTGTAACCTGTCCGGTCGTAATGTTGAAATTGGCATAAACTTCTGTGCCAAATGCTGTTGAACCTCCACTAACTTGAATGATATCAGGGGCCGTGGCGTTTACGCCTTTCTTCACGTAGACAGACATCGCATACGCGACATCTGCGGTTAATGAAACGGCCTGTGTGATAAGGTGAGAACCATTAAGTGCTTCTTCAATCAATTTGTCTGCTGTTACCGTTCCATCTGGCGCAACACCAGCGTTTGGGTTGAAATAACAGTTTGTCTTCTCCCACGCCGCGTTGTCAAACTGCTGACTGTACTTCAGCAGGTTCCGGCCCTCGTCGAACTTCCAGTACCCGACGAGTCCGTCGAGGGGCAACCCACTGACTTGAACAATAGGAGCAACACCATCTGACCTCAACCCCGGTCTGGAAAAACCGGGCATCTGCATCTTCATAAATTGCGCTGTCGTCATTTCGGCACCATCTCGACATAGATGTTCAAGTTGGGACTCGTACCCTTCATATCATCAACGAGCAGTTTCACACTACCATAGCCCTTAAGATCCAGAGTGAACATCGGATCTTCCGTTGGATCAACAACAGTCGTTTTAGCACCGGCAAAGAACTTCGTAGCATTGTACTCATTACAAGAGAAGAACGGGCAAAGTACAAGTTCAGGAGTTGTAACCAGGTCAGCAACATCGTACTCAATATACGCCTTCATCGTACATGGACCATTGTACGGGATAGCCTCGATGTGTTCATGTAGATAAGCATGATTTACACTAAAATCAGTATGTGTAGACAACTTACCAGTACCGGCTTTCTTAACGTTAATCTTCCCGGCTCCACCTTCACCACTGATCGTACCATCAGTAGCAATCGTCACACCAGTAGCATACACCGTTGCAGCAGGGACACGCCTGACGTATTGTGGAGATGTGGTGGACGTAGACAGAAACACATCAAAGTACACAGCACCAGTACAGGCAGGAACAGTGATGTCAATCGACCGATCAGCAGTATCGGTAGTAACGGAAACAATATTACTCACACCGGCTGTGCCGCGCTCATTACCCGGTGCAACCGCAACCCCAAACAAAGTAGCAGTTGGAAGCGAACCTGCAACAGAGTTATTCTTCGCTGCCGTAATGGTCGGCACAACGATCTTATCAACAGCAGTCACATTGGACCGGTGTTGTACAGTGGAATATCTTCCCGAAATAGCAACCATGATAACAACCTCGTTGGTTGTTAAAAAGGTCGAAGGGATATAAAAGAGTTATGTCTCTGGGGATGCAATGATACTGTTGTCAATCATCCAAGCGGTTGCACCAAGTTCAGTGGTAAACGGATTACTGTAGTATGTTGCACCATCAACACACTCAAGTTCAACCACATACATCTTAGAGGTCGTATCATATACAACCTCAGCAGTCACTACATTATTCGGGTTAACGTAACAATCTTCTGTTTCAATCCACGCCATTTGTAATCACCTTACTAAGTCTCTTGTCTGTCACATCGTAGTCACCATCGGGGTACGAGAACGGATACTTCGACCCATGTATCCTTGCGGTGAACTTCGACTTCTTCCCATCGCGAGTTGCAAATGCACGGATTTGAACATCTGTCTCCTCCATGACATTTCCAATCCACTTGGGAATCTCCTTACGCTGCACAACAGTACCACTATCGATAATCTCAGCCATGCCACAGAAAGACGTATAGATCACACCCTTTGTGGCAGTCTCGAAAGACTTCGAATAGATACTGTTGAGATACTGACGACGAACCTTCCATATATGTTGCGGGACACCTGCATTGAACATCAGACCATTGGACTTACGCATGTACATTTCCATGATCGCATTCAACCGTTCGGTGCCATCAATGATGATCCAATCGGGGATCTTACCATTGATCTTTGCCTTCACATTAGTTGGATCGGCAAAGTCTGCAAGCAACTTCATGACATACAGATATGTATGCTCTGCCGTTTCAAGCATTGTCGGGCCATCGACCTGATTATATAGGACAGAAGCATTAATAACCTTAATGGTTATCGGTGCATTTCTGAGTGCCTTCAGACCCTCCCGTGCGTCAAGAGGACGGTCAGACTTATTGTCGAAACTAAGGACAAGAGCAGTATCACCATCATCCAGTAGCCCGTAGGATATAATCGTTTTTCCATCATTTTTATCACCATACACAAAGAACGTCTTTTTTGTAGTGGTAGATTCTGTCATTGTGCCATTGTCCATGTGTGGAGGTTGGTCATAAATAGAATCAAAGTCAATACTCGACAGAATCTCCTGCTGTTGGCGCATCTTCTTATCGATGAGCGATTCTCGCTTTTCGCCTTCCTTGTTACTATCTCCAAAACCCATAATTCACCAAAAAGATTTACTCGAAGTCCTCAGACTTCAACTCGGTCGCATTCGGCTCAACAGTAGGGATGGGGGAAATCTGCTCGTTGAGCAGGAACCCGATCAACTGACCGCCGGGAACCTTCCCACCGCTCTGCTTGTCCTTCTTGAAGAAGGGAACGAAGACAGCGATGCCCTGAGACTCGACAGCCATGTTCATCACAAGACCATGATCGAGCGTAACGGGCAGGTTGTCATCGTAGTCACCGATAAGATCCGTCAGTTCAATGAAGTCAACACTGGACTTCTCCTCACTGACCACGTTGTAACCGGCAACCATGACCATGTTACAGGCGAAGTTGATCTTCTTCGGCAGCGACGGATCGAAATTGACCTGCTCATTAGGGATATCGTACAGTTCCTCAAAGTCCTTAATCGTCGGGTCAAGGAACTCCTCAAGATCAGCCTGTACCTGATCGTAGGGAACGAACCCACCATCAATCTGCAACTTGGAGACACCGGTGGTGTTGATCTCCCAAATCTCAGTCTCTTTGTGCTTTGCTGCACGGAACTTGTACATCTGTCCCGGCACCGGCAGGAAGCCATTGATGTTCGTGGTGTAGATGATCGTGAAGTTCCTGTTACCCGCGTCATCTTCAAGGATAGCGTACAACTTACGCTTCGGTTCCGATGCAGGGATAACCTTACCATACATCCACTTCTGGTTCGTGGTAGCCGAACTGTGAATGGGCTCACCCTTCAGATTGGTGACACCTGCCTTCTGTGCCTCGGCAATCCAATCGTCACCGTACGTCTGCTTGTAAGTCTCAAGCACCGGCTCGATGTCTTCCTCATAGGTCTTCTTTGCCCAATCAACGGGCTTGTCGAGTCCGATGAAGTACCCTTTGTACCACACGGCATTCGACTTCATGGACGTAGAGTACCGTCCCTTGATGACCCGGAAGATCACAAGTGTCGGAACTTCAAGTCCGTTCTCTTCGTACTTCTTTGCCTCAACCGCAAATTCGGAGTCGTAGTCCTTGCGGGAGAGTCCTGTCTTGGACAGGAATGCATTCAGTTTCTCGTCATAATCTGACATGTGTGTTCTCTACTTTGTTGGTTGTTGAAGTATATATACTTTGGCTATCAGTCGAACATTCCACGGCTTCCCGGCCAATACACTGTCCCCGGCCACGAATTAGGCGAGAATACAACAATGCACGACGGAAAGGGCGCAGGATCAAGGATTTCGTTTCCATGCTTATCATACTTCCGCTTTTCCACCGGTTTTGAAGGGTCATAGAACTTAAGTCTACCGGCGAGGAAGATGACATCACCATGAGCGCAGTAGTTCTGGAACCAGTTAGTGTCGGGTCGTGCAGGTAACAGACAAACAGTAGTGACACCACGTTCTGCCTCTTCCCATGCCTTCTTCACCCATTTCTCGGTCAATCCTCTGCCGTGCGGCGGATTCATGAAACATGTCTTTGGATATCCATGTGACTCACACGTTTGCAACCAATCCTCTTTGAGTCCATCAAACCCTTTGTCGAAGAAGAACCCCAAGTCTGCAAGACAGTTATCTGTCGTACACGCTACATCAACTGAGAAGTCGTACTCCCTGTCGAAGTAGTCATATAACTTACGTGGTGTCTGCCACTCTGTATACTTGGAACTGAAATGTACGTCCATCTTGTCAGGCCGATCCACAATCGACTTTACACCATCTGAAATAACGATTGCCATTTTACACCTCTGCTTTTGGTAAATAACACTGTCCGTTATACTGCTCATTAATCATAGTTGTGAAATACTCTTCCCAATAATCTCTGTTAGTATTTGTTTTTGCATGACACGACGCACATAAAGATACAAACAACCTCGGAGCATCTTCGGCACAACATGAATCTTTACGAAAGTTTACGTGATGAACAGACAGTTTCTTACCTTCTTCTTCCTCTGTCTTTCCACACTCAACACACTTCCTTCCAAAGAAGTCACGAACCCTATCTTTAAACTCTCTATTAAATAATACACAGTACGGCTCAAATGATATACCACCCAACCATCTTGGATGCTTATCCAGTATTCGTGCTTTGCACAACTCACTATGGACCTCACTACTATAACATCCACAGGACTCAGTTCCACCATTCTTTAATCTTGATCCTTTTACAAACGTTGTATTACCACATTCACATATACATTCGTACACTCTGTTACGATATATATCACTATGAGAGTATTTTACAACTGTCAACCTACCATACTTCTCACTAACCTTTACTGATCTCTCAATTGCTATACACCCACACGACTTGATTCTACCACTCTTGAGTTTTTCACCACATACCACACTTGTATTTCCACACTCGCACAAACATTTAAAATATTTTTTATGTTTGTTACCAATATGTGATAACTCAACTACAGTTAATCTACCATATTTTTCACCGGGATTAACACTGCAAATTCCATTCTTTGCCATGTTCTCACTTCACGATCTTGACTTTTCGTGTTCCATCGGACAACGTGACAGCAGCAATCTTGTTCTGAGAAATCAGGACATCGATTACCATCTTCGCCTTGTCGCGTGTTATGCCGAACCTGGTTGCGATGAACTCAGTCATGTCCTTCTCGGACATCTGCATACCAATCTTGTCGGACTTGACAAGACTCTTGTAGTACGCCATTGCCATCGTGTTGTCGAACGTCTTCATATTCTTCTTCAGGAAGAACCCAACAGAGTCCATCGTCTTGATGAGAATCTGAGCAGACTGACGAACATCATGTTCCGTAATGTGAGTACGGTAATTGATGATAGCGAACAGGGCAGACATCTTGAGGATGTTGACCGTCAGACGGGAAATCATCGAATTCCACACTTCACGCTGACCGGACGCAAGCGGAAGGATCTCACGCAGTTCTGCAATAATCTCCTTGATGACAGGAGCAGCAGACTCATGAATGTAGATGCTCTCGGTGTTCTGGTGGAATTCACGAAGGGAGTCAACTTCTGCGAGGATGAGTTTGTTGATCTCCTGATTGCGCGTGATGCGGATGTTCTTCTTCATCTCGGCTTCAGCAACATTGTGCTTGAACGTCGGAACTGCATCCACGATACGGTTGATGATATCGGTACGCTGATTCTCGTTCTCCTCAGTGATGAAGACAATCATCCTCTGTAACAGTCCACGACGAAGCAGAGTCTCCTTGAACTGTTCGAGGAAGTACGATGTGATGATAACACTACAGTTGGGGTATCCCTCGACATTTCCACCGACGAGCGAGTTGGTGATCTTATTTGCAGCAGAACCGTGACGATTCATTGCCTTCTGAAGAATACGCTGTGCGCCTTCTGTTGCAGTGTTGGTCTTCAGAACGTTCTCACCTTCGTCATAGACGATGAGATCGTACGTCACCAGAACAGACGGTACTACGGGATCAAGATACTCAGGATCGCCGGGATTGGATTTTGTCTTGGTGTTGCGCTCGACCTTCTTCTGATCGATACTCCCGGTAAGCACAGCATCCGTATACCGATCAAGGTAGTACGAAGACAGTCCGGTAAGTTCAGCAACTTCGGTGAGGATATCGTTACCATCCGACTTGCCTGTACCAGACGGCATGATGAGACACACATGGATACGCATATCCTCATCGACACCCTTGAAGATGGTGATATTCTTGAACAACTGAGATACCAGTGCGAGGAAATACAGATCGCGTGGGACATCCTGATGGACGATACGCATATCCCATTTCTCACGCCACAGATCCATGAGTGTCGTGGTGGTATCAGGCACGATACCAAGTTGTATCTGTGTGGTCGTGACCGGTTTGTTCAGAACCTCCCTCTCTTCAATGACCTTCCTGTTCATCTCCTGAAGGTCAACCCTTCGATGCATCCGAACGATATCATTGATCAGGTCTTCGGCTGACAGGTTATCATTCCCGTACACCTCGATGAAACTCTTACCAGCGTGTACCTGATTACACAATGAGTTTGCAGTATCTTTGAGTTTCGTATAAGAGTACGAATTATACATCTTACGCAACTCTTCGTAGCGTTCTTGCATACCCTACAAAATGTGATGGGTATAGATAAAAAGGTATTGCCCAACCAACTTAACCTGAGCAAGAAACGACAGCCTGACAGAGAGCAATAAACTCTTCGCGTGTATACGAATTCTTCATCGAATTAACACCCCAACAGGCTAAAACGACATTATCTTGGGTGTAGCCTTTATTTGAATCTACCCGATCCACGGACACGGTATATAAATCATTCCGGTTGTAGGTCATGTCTATTCCCGAATAGAAGCATTTCCCGTCCTGTAAGTTCCATAGTTCCAAAAGGAATTCTGGAGTAAGATTAAATTCCATACCTTTCTTCCGCGCACGACCACGGGCTTTCTTGCACCTGAGATACAGCACTCCCTCAAGCGTATCAAACCTGTAATCATACATCTGCTTATTGTGAAGATTGACACATTCGCGGCAGATGTTACGAAACTTACCATGCTCTTTTGAAAAAAACTTTCGATTTAATGGGTAGGTCTTGCCACACTCAGGACAGGAACGAACTTTATTCCGTGACATACACAAAAAAGGGGTTTATTTACTTTTATACCTTCTTGTTGGCTCGCTCCTGTTTCCGCTGAGAACGCTCGGTCTGCAACTGTGTAGACGACTTACCACCTACTTCGGGGCGACCCTGTTTCTTGATCGCCTCAGCCTGGATTTTAGCGTTAAACTGCTGCTGCTTGTCCATGTTTGCCTGTTGCTGCTCACGATTCAACTGTGCCTGTTCGACCTGAATCTTCGTCGGGTTCACACCATTCTCCGGCGGCTTCTCAAGAGGCTTGATGTCGATCATCTTGCAGAACTGCTCGTAGTCGATCAGATCGTTAGTGTATGCTGCAATGAGGTCTGCAAGCGGAATGGACGGAATAGCGATATCTTCGAATACAAGTTGAATCTCGTCCTGCCACTTCTCAGCAAAGGATTCGCCCTTCAGTTTGATTGCCCTCGGACGAATGATCTGATCGTTGATCATTGACGCAAACTCGTCCTGCATTCCTTCCAAGACCAAGATACGCTCAGATTCAGAAATGTAGCCCGATGCGTAGGTATTCCCTTCCCCCTTACCCATCGTAATCGGGGAAGCCATCAATCCTACCTCGATATCATTCTCAAGCGATTCCTTGAAGTCAGTAACGGACAGGGAGTTACCACCGGTATCAAGAGTCTTGATCTCACACCCAGCAGACACGATATCTTCGTTCTCCTGCAACATGGCGTGTTCTACCTTCATCATGTTCATGATCTCGATGGCTTCTTCAACGTTACCATCAAGAATCATCTGCTCAAGAATCTTGTAGTTGATGTTGTATCGACCGTTACCATACTTCTTGACGTACTTGGCAAAGCCTTCCACAACATCCATATACTTGTTGAAGATATCCACGACCGATTCAAGCAGAGAGATACCGTACAGACCGTACGTGTCACGCTTCTTGATATCCTTCTGAACGTAGTCGTACGGATACAGAGCAACGTACACAACATCTTCAGGATTATACTTCACTTCAAGTTCATCGTCACCCTCATTCACACGGAATTCGGCAATCGGTGTCGAGAGTACCATACCTTCAGCAACCGCCGGATCATCAGGATTAAACCCTTCGGGGATGATGGTCGTCTTCGACATAATGAGAGGTTCGAACGACATGTTCTCTGGTTCCGACTTTCCATCCTCATCTTCCCACCGGGCAACGAATGTACCGTTACGAAGAGTCAGCCGAACAAGCGTACGAAGTTTACTTCCGAAGTTGGTTCTCTTTGCCCATGCCTCGAAGTCTTTCACCAGTTCCTCATTCTTGTTAGCAGACTCAAAATGATACTTCTTACAGAGTGTCAGTGAAGTCTTATGAAGAGGGACGAACACATGAGGTGACATCAACGTCATTTGTTCGTACTGAACAAACTTATTCTCGTTATCAACACCAGTATACCCACCAACCGTTGTTGATCTATTAATACGCTGAAGTTCAGTCGCACCCCCAACATATCGCTTAAGTTTCTGTACAATACTCGCCATGTGTATATAAAACGAGGCGAAGTAAAAAAAGGTATCCTATTTCAACCGACTATCTTCTCTCTGCACTGGTTGAAATCTGATGCCTTTCCACTCAAGTTTGTATCCCCAATCGAGTAATAACTCAAGTATGTCGATGTGCTTTGATTGTCGCTCATCTTCAGGGATGACTTCGATGCAAAAATCATACAATTTGTAAGACTCATACCCATTCGCTTTCAACTCCTCAAGTTTTGCCTCAACCAGAGAAACCAACACTTCACGCTTCATCGCCACGGCCTCCCCGGATGGGTGGGATGAGCAGGCTGACTGTTCTCAGCCAACCGTGTCATCCCCGTTATAAGTCCTGCCGGGTCCATCTTACCGGACGACTTGCCGAACGCAATCTTGGTAATTCCCTCAAGTGCGTCAGGTGCGTCATCATGGTTTCCGGCGGGATACATGTTCAACTGCTCAATAAATGTCTGATACGCTGACTCCCAATCCTGACGGAACATAATCTTACCGGAAGTGTAATACGGCTCAAGACCTTCGATACGTACTTCCTTATTCTTCATGTTCCGATACTCGATGATAGGAATACCTTTCTCGCGGAAGAAATTAGTGTACAGTGTCTGAAAGCCGTTTGCTTCCATATACATAACATGCACATTGTACAAATCCATCATCTGTTCGGCAATCTTCGCCGCCTTCTCAGGAGTGGTAGTATTGGACATGAAGACATCGCGGATGTACAACCGCTTCTCCCATATCGTACCAATGATGATGACCATGTAGTCACCCTTCTCACTCCTACCAAGCGAAGGATCACAGTATGCAATTGTCTTCGAACGTCCCTTGAACTGATCTTCTGACTGGGGGCCGTAATCGGTGTAAGTGTGCATCTTTTCCAGTGGGAACAACTGAGTCTCGGTAGGCACACACTTGTTCAGGTACTGGGCATAAAATTCAACAAGTCCCTTTTCGATTTTCAGTGATGCAATCTTGTTATCCGTCAGAATAGTAGGGAATAACGTCTTGCCCGTTACATCATCGACTGCTGCTTCTACCTCAATCGAGTATTTTTGATCCTCTGGTAGTTTCTTGTTGACATCAAAGATACGCTGATACACATCATCAAAATGCCACCTAGTTCCCCACACACCCAGGTAGCCATCCGGCTCCAGAATGGAGATAACGTCTATGTACCATCTCCAATTTTTCTCACGTTTTGCCTGAGATTCACGATCTTCAGAGTTAACAATATCATCACAGAATATAATATCATAATGCTCAGAAACAAGTGCCGACAATGCACCTTTTGCCTTAATTGTTGGTTCCTTACTAATACGTTTCGGAGTTAACCACAATTCTCCATGTTTGTCTGAACGCACAGGATTATACCCAAAAAACTCTATTATATTCTTATTATCCCTAAAGTGTGCAGATATTTCACCAAGCATCTGAGATGCTAATTCCTCAGTGGCCGATGCAATCAATATACGTTTAGTAAACTGCCTATTGTTATCTAACCAATCCTGCATTAACAACTCCACACACTGACTAACAGTGAATAGCGAAGTTTTGTACGTGCCTCTTGGCTTTAACTTTAATATACGTTTGTGGTGTAGTCTTTGCTGCTCTAAATTGTCTGCCCATACACGATGTACAACATCATCCATTTTGCTATAGTTGAGCATATATTTTGAAATGTTGAAAAGAGAGAGTGGCACTCCATGATATTCATATCCTAACATGAAGTTATTAAAGATTCAAGTATATTTAAATATTTTGTTTTGGTAAGTAACATTTACCACCATACTTATCATTAATCAATAATGTAAATCTATCTTTCCAGTAATCACGATTAAAGATTGTTTTATTATGACATGATCTACATAATGCAACAAACAATGGTATAGAATCATCACAACATGTTTGTTTATTAAAATTTACATGATGTACATCAAGATTTCTATCATTTTCTTCCGCTGTTTTACCACATTCAACACACACATTACCAAAAAAATTTCTTACTCTATTTTTAAATTCATCATTAAACAATATACAATACGGTTCAAATGAACTACCATTATTCCAATTTGGATGTTTATCTCCTTTTAACGCCTCGCTAATTTTTCTACGTGTTTCTTCAGGTGCTTTCCATCCACGCTTTTTGGTATTTCCCTTTGCAGCATCACTCATCTTTTTCCTACTTTCTTTACTAAATGTTCTCCCTTTCATTTTTTCACTCATGTATTTTTTATGTTCTTCTGTATGAGTATGACCTTTCATTGACATATTATGCTTCCTTCTTACCTGTAATCTGTTTTGGTTGCACTACTTCTGCATCAATAATAGGAACTTTCTTCACCCACTCAGGGACGACGACAGTTGTATTCATGTTAACGAGTTCTCCTTCCAGTTTGGACTTGAGGGTAATCAGATCACGCTTCTCCTTAAGGAGTGACATGAACTCTTTTGTTTCTCCCTTGCCAGAAACGATCATGTTGCGTTCCAGTATCAAAATCTTCTTCAGGGCATCCTTCACCAGATCAAGATTGGTGGTGTCTGCTTTAGTCAGCAGAGTAAGAGCGTAATTTTCTTCCTCGTCGTCAACCACGAACACATGAGTAATATGATCGCGGAGTTGTGCTTCTTCGATAAAGTACCCGGAATTCTCCATGTTGGCAAGCATCTCACCAACAGTCATGTTACAGGAGAAGATCATCGGATCTATCTTTTCACTGATCTCCGCATTTTGACATGCCATGCACCCACGCACGTTCATGTTAACGATACGCTTTGTCATTCTGCCTTTACCATAGCAAGAACAATCCGTTCAAACTCGTTGATAAACTGTAGATAAGTTTCGAGTTGTTCAGTCTCGATGACGTTCTTAATCTTGTCCATCGTGCCAAGAGAGTTAAAATCAACACATTTAAGTGTCGCCTGTTTATCTATAACCCGCTGACGCACCTCAGTCGTGTACTCACGCACTTTCGCTGCTTCGATCATCGTTCACCTCTACTTGCTGCTTTCTCTTTCTCCGTATAACATTTTCCACCATATTGTTCATCTATCATAGTAATAAAATGTTTCTCCCAGTAGTCTCTATTAGTGTTTGTTTTGCTATGACATGAAGCACAAAGAGGAACAAACAGGGGGATAGTATCATCACAACAGGTCTGCTTGTTGAAGTTTACATGATGCACGGAGAGTTTCTTACCATTATCCTTTTCCATCTTTCCACACTCAACACATTTTCTTCCAAAGAAGTTGCGAACTCTTTCTTTAAACTCATTATTAAACTTTACACAATAGGGTTCAAATGACTTACCACCTTTCCACATGTGAGATTTTTCCCCACACTGAGCATCGTGCATTTTTTGTTTTGTTTGTTCTGTTAATTTCCTACCTTTAAGAGCATTACTTATATTTTTACGGTGTTCATCAGTCTTTCGTTTTCCCTTTGCAGACTCACTCATTCGTTTGCGTGTTTCTTCAGAACGCACACTACCAGAATTTGCAACACTTATTTTCTGTTTTGCCTCTTCGGTATGCCTATAACCAACTCTACCTCTCGACGCATTTCCAATTTTTTGTTTGGCTTCATTGGACAGTTTTCTTCCTTTGTTCTTTATACTTATTTTTTGTTTTGTTTCTTCTGAATGCAACTGCCCCCTTAACATATTTCATCACTGTGTTCCTGTTCATTCTTCTCTTTTCTTCTTTTCATACCATCGCTAATGTTCTTACGATGTTCAGGAGATAACTTTTTCCCACGATACGGATGATATCCGTTCAACTTTGACTCTTTGATCCGCTGAATAACCTCAGGAGGACGAGGATCGCGGTTTGCCTTCTCGCGCATAATACGCTTTGTCTCTTCAGAGTGATGGGAACCTTTCTTCATGTAGTATACATGGGTTCCATAAGTATATATAATTAGGGGTGGGAAGATTGTTCCCATCTGAGGAAGGGAATCTTCCACTAAGTTACACAGACATTATTTTTACCGATCCTATTAATCATGAGAATGACGCCGTTGATCATAAGCAGGATAAACACCTGAAGAACAAACACATCCGGACCAGTATAACCAATCATCGAGATGAAGATACCGGCAACGATCCAGAGGAACCACAGATAACCAAAGACAATGGCTACAACAACAAACACAATGATAACGAATAGGAAAACCCCGTACTTCTCCATCAACTTATCAAAGTCAAACATACACTATAGGATTAACGTGTGAGTGTATATACCTTTGGATTAAGTTTTCTCTTTATTCTGTCTGCGGGACTTGCACCCGCGACACCGCCTCGAAAGGGCGGTAGGATTGCTACTACCCCAAGACAGATCAAGTTTGGGTATTTGGTAACGGAGATTGTCCAACTACCCTCCGAATGCTTTTATCGGGGCTATCATTCCGGCAGCACTTATGGAACAGTGCTGCAAACCCACTGTTGACGGACAGGCTGAAACCGTTGCTTACAAAGTCTGTCTGATTTCCTTTCGACAAACCAGACCAAACCCGACAGGTCAGATGCTAGCCTCTACCTGTCCATGTATCCGACCGGGATCGAACCGGTGAAGCCCTACGACAGTCGCTCTTGAGGCGAGCCCCTTTGACCACTTGGGTACGGATACTTACATGCCCACCCCGATTGCACACAGGAGAGCCGATTCTTGACGGGTACACTGGTCGGATGGTGAGCCTGTAACTAAGAATAGGACTCAAAAGTATATGTAGTTTTCGATTTAGCCGTAGAATCATTTCCTGTTACGCTTCCTCCATTCGTCAAGTTCAACGATGTTCAACTTCTCCATGATGTCATCGATTTCTTTCTGTACGATACAGTACTTCTGTTTGTACGGACACCGCACGTGACCTTTGATGTGACAGAAGCACACATGGTAAATAATCTGCTCACCCTTTTCGTTATATTCGAAGCGAGGCAGAGCATGGGTACACTTACTTACTGACATGAAAAAAAGAAAGGAGGGAGTGTATTTAATAATTGTTACAGATAAAAATAGGAACGCTGTACCTTTGGGAACAGTTTCTTCCTCATTTCCTAACAATCATCATAGTCACGCTGCGTCATGAATTCTTCACAGTACGTGTCGGCGGGGAAGTACGTATTATGCTTCGCACAGTGTAACTTGAGCATCTTGCATGTCTCAGACTCCATCTTGGAAAACTCGTCAAGACCCGAATGCATACAGGTAAGACAGCAATAAAGTTCGTCAATCTTCGCACCGGAAGGATATGTGACCTTCTCGTACAGTTCTTCGGGGATTGCCACCCAACAACTTTTACAACCCATACTACTCACCAAGTAACCGTTTAATCATCGTTGCGAGGATAAGTGCTTCGTGACGACCGAGTGCAAGCATATGACCATCGCGGGAATCAATAATGATGATACTCCCGTCATCATAGACGGCGAGAGATGCACCACCACCACAGTATGCACGATTAATTACTTCAGGCATTCTTCATCCTCAGAGGACTCTTGCACTCAGCGATACACTTCTCACTACCATACTTATGGTTGCAGAACCCACACTTCGGATTGTTGCGCGAATCACAGGTCTTGCAATGCGAGGCGTCACAGTCGCCGCATATTTCAATCATGGTATGCTAAAAGAGTGGGTGTGAAAAGTATATATAATTTTGGTTTAGAACCG